CGACCGACCCGCGATCACCGCCGAGTCCGCCACGGATCATTCGACGTCGCGGATCATTCGACACTGAGCGCGCGCCGCACGAGGTCGGTGAGGATGCCGCGCACCTCATCCGAGCGCATGATGACCATCACCAGTGCACGATGGACGAGGCTCCCCCGACGGTGTGGATGGTGGCGGCCGAGCCGTCGGCGGCAAGCTTGATTCGTTCGATGAGAGAGCGCAGTGCCCTGTTGCGCTCGCTAGTGGGCCAGAATTCCCAGTCCGCGCGCATCTCGTACACGGCGGCGGGGTCCGGTGCGGCGGCGATGGCTTGCGCTGCCGCTGCTATCTCGGCGGTGAGTCTGGTGCGGTCTTGGTCGATCATCGCGAGTGCACGGTCGTAGGTAGCTGGTGGCGCGTCGCCGCGGCCGCGGTCGCGGAGCACCTGCGCGGCTTCGTCTTCGAGCTGTGAGAGCTGACGGAGGAGCCTGTCGTGCCGGGCGGAGTCGGCTGCTCGGGAGCCGCTGGAGTCTGTTCCGGTGATCTCGAATGAGAGCGCCCACGCTTCGATGGCTGGTTCGATGCGGAGCGCTGAGATGTAGGCGGCGCCGGGGTGGTCGATCGCGGTGGATTTCGCGCCGCACAGGTATCCGCCGTACCAGCGACCCCCGGTCACGGCCCCCTTCCCGGCCATGCGGGATCCGCACGAGCAGACCATGAGCAGAGACAGCAGGTATGTGCCCGGCCGTGGCTTCTCTGACTGCCGCCGCCGGCGTGCGCGTTCCCGGAGGTAGGCGGCTCGCGTGGCGTCGTCGATGATCGGGTCGTGCGCGCCGGGGTAGGTCTCGCCCCGGTACGGGATCAGGCCTGCGTGGATCGGTGAGTCCATGACGGTCAATGGCCGCGCTCGCGTCCACGGCGTGCCGTTCGGTCCGGGGATGGATCGTTGGTTCAGCCAGCGTGCGATCTCGGCAGACCCGGATCCGCGGAGGTAGCGGGCGTACATCTCGACGACGACCGGCGCTTGCTCGGGGTCCGGCGCGATGCCGTCCGCCGTCCAGTTCCATCCATACGGGAGACGTCCCGATGCGGGGAGCCCGAGCCTGAGGCGCCGCTGCCGCACTTCCTCCCATTGTTCGCCGATCTGCTCGGACTGGAACGCGGCATACTCGGTCATGACGCCTCGAGCGAACCTGCCAGACGCGGTTGCGGTGTCGATCGGTTCCGTCGCTGATTCGATGCGGCCGCCGGCGAGGTCGGCCCGGTCCAGAGCGAGCGCCCAGTCCTTCCGGGACCGGGATAGCCGTGACCATTTCCAGAGGACGACGACGTCGGCTTCCCGGTTCTCGATCGCCGTCATGACCCGTTGCACGGCGGGACGGTTCCATGTGCGCCCGGAGATCCCCGGGTCGGCTTCGACCGCTACGACGACATAGCCGAGGCGATCGCAGTAGTCGCGGCACGCGCGTTCCTGCAGTTCAAGGCTGATGGATTCTTCGCGGTAGTGCGATTGCCGCAGGTAGATCACCGCGCGGAGCGGCGAGTCGGTCGCGGCGCGGAGCCTACGCATTTGAGCTCCGGTATGCCCATTGCCGGACACCCATCCGGGGTCGCGCGTAGGTGACGCCGCGGAGGCGGGTCAGGCAGTGCGCACGGTATGCGTCGATCAGTTCGGTGGTCACGTTGAGCTCGTCGGCGAGGAAGTGCCGGTCGCTGCTGATGCGTTCGGCGGCCGCGAAGTCATCGGGGTCGATCATGAGCATCGCCGCGTAGGTGTCGGCGAGCCGCTCGGCATCAGCGTTGCCCTCGCAGGCGTGACCGTGGTGGGCGTGCCCGAGTTCGTGGGCGAGCACCGAGGCTTGCTCGTTCGGGGTGAGGGTGAAGTCCAGCACGATCCGGTGGGCTTCGTGCTCGTAGAAACCGCGGTACGGCGGGGGCAGGTGCGCGATGTGCACGCTGACTCCCATTTCCGCTGCCCGTGCGACGAGCTGCTTGAGGCGTCCCTGGTTCGTCATGTCGATACCTTCGTGAGCACCTCGGACACTCACTCCGCCACGGGCGGTTCGTCGCCTTTGCGGGGCCGGGTGTCGGCGGCGATCTGATCTGGCACGGCGGCGGGGCCGATGTAAGGGATGGCGTCGCGGATGATCTCGTCGCTGATCGGGTCGGTGATGTCAGGGCCTGCTTCCCCTCTGTTGAGGCGGCGGACCATTTCGGCGGTGAGTTCCCGGTCGGTCGCGGCTGCAAGGCTCCGGTCAGATCCGATGGTCTTGGCTTCCTCTTCGGTGATGTACCCGGCGGCGACGAAGGCGTCCGCGAGGGGGATCCGGAAGGCCCGGCAGATCGCGACCACGGTTTCGACGGGGAGCGCGTTGGTGCCGGTGAGTTGGCGGCGGAGCGTGGATTGGTCCATGTCGATGGCTCGCGCGACAGCGCGGATGCTGCGGGCGCCCGAGGCGCGCAGGAAGTACTCAGTCAGAGTGGGTGGCATGCGCCCAGCTTGTAGCACTTTCGCTACAGAGTCAATCTGTTTCGCCATAACTGGCGCGATTTAGCCACGCAATTTTGCAACATTGTGGCACTTCCACCTTGAGCTGTCTCGGTTTTGTGGCAGACTTGCCACATTACTTAGCAAAGCTGCTTCACCTGGGGAGGTAAGAATGGCGGCGTCGATCCGTATCAAGCCGGGCATTGTCGACCGGCTGCGAGAGTCGCGGGGCATCCAGTCCGAGGATGCGTTCGCCCGCCTGATCGGTGTGGACCGGTCGACTCTCCGCCGGGTCGTGCTCGATGGCGCCCAGCCGTCCGGCGCGTTCATGGCCGGGTTCTGCGAAGCGTTCGGCTTCGGCCTCGGCGAAGCGTTCGACATCGTCACCGACAAGCCCGCGAAGGTCCGGGCGGTGGCGTGATGAAGACCCTCGAGCAAGCGCTCAGCGAAGTCTCCGCGCTCGTCGTCGAGCAGGGCCGAATCCTCGACACCCTCACACCCGCGGAAGCTGCGGCCCGCGCATGGCGGCCCGGCGGGCCACCGCCGGAAGAGATCGCCCAGCGTTTCGCCGCGACCCGTTGCCGCGTTCTCGCGGCCTGAACAAGAGAAACGCCCCCGGGGCAACGGGGGCGAATCAGAAAGGACAGGGAAGTGTCCCAGACCAACATCGTACAGACCGACCGTCTGTATCTCGGGGAGGGCACGAACTTCGTGCACGTGAACCCGGGAGCCAAGACGTGGGCTGGCGCTCGCGGATGCGCGGATAACCCGCTCGTCACCAGTTTTCTCAACGCCCGCCATCAGCGTGAGTTCGTCATCGACGGGGCCAAGTGGACCGCCGCGACACCTGACCAGGAGAAAGCCGCCCGCGACCTGTGGGGCGGCGTGTGTCGGTGTGAGCGCGCGGAAGCGCAGCCGTCAACTCTCCCGTTCCCGACGGTTGAGGTGCCGGTCCGGATGGCGTGGTGGGAGCGGGCCGCCGCCGCTCTCGGTGCTGTCTTCATCGTCGTCTGCACGGTCCTGATGATCTGGGGCGGCGTCGTGCTCGGAGGTGTGCGGTGATCGACACCCAGTGCCCCGAATGCGAGTTCGTCGGGGACATGCGCGTCGTCGGTGGTGACGGCGGATACCTGGAAGCGAAATGCCCGCGCTGCGGCGCTTCCTGCTGGGAAAGGACCGACTGATGGCCGCCGCGATTGTGTTCACCGCTGGCATCGGACTCGGGCTGGCGGCCGGGACGGCGGCGATGGGATCCGTCAACGGGATCACCGTGCTCGGTGTCGTACTGATGGCCGCGGCTTTCGCCGCCGCGGCATGGGATTTCACCAACAGAAAGGTCAGCATCATGGAGGACGCTGCAGCGCTTGAGGAGCGTGCCGCTGATGTCGAGGAGGCAGCCGCGGAGTACCTGCGGCAGCCCGTCAACTTCGGTTCGGACACCCACTCTGTTCGTGCCGCCGAGCATGACGCATTCGTCGCTGGCGCACAGTGGGCGGTGAACCGATGAGCACCGCAGCCCGGATGGCCCGCAAGCGCGCCGGCATCCCGTTCACGAAACCGCAGAAGACGCCGACCCCCGTCGCGGAGCGCGCCGCTACCCGGCGCGCCGCTGACCGTCTGCTGACCCGGGTGCTTCGCCGCCTGGGGATGGCACCGTCGCCGGAGGTCATCGAAGCCGCGATCCGTGAGGAGACGGAGCGATGAGCCAGACATTCACCGTGAAGAACTTCAAGGGTGTCCGCGAGATCACTCTCTCCCCCACCGGTTCGCTCGTCGTCGTGGCAGGCGCGAACGGCGCCGGGAAGTCGAGCTTCATTGACGCTTTCGTCGAGTTGTTCGACCCGAAGGGCACCCGCCTGACACCGAAGCCGATTCACGATGGTGAGGATGAGGCCCGCGCCGAGTTCACCGACACGGATCTCGGCATCCGCGTGGTGCGCACATGGCGACGCAACGACGCCGGGAGGCTTGAGGTGTTCGCGTTGGATGGCGCGAAGTACTCGAAGCCCGCTGACATGCTCGCGGAACTCACCGGCGGTCTGATCTTCGACCCGGTCGCGTTCCTGAACCTCGACGAGAAGAAACAGCGTGACGCGCTGCTCGCGAAGGTCGACCTGCCGTTCGATCTCGACGCGCTGGACCGTGAGAAGGCTGGCGCGGAGCAGCGTCGACTTGAGGCTGGCCGGGAAGTGAAGCGGCTTGAGGGGGCGCTCGCGTCGCTCCCGAAGCCTGCACCCGGGACGCCCGTTGAGGAGGTGTCTGCCGCCGATCTTGTAGCGAAGCTCCGCGCAGCGGAGGAGCAGAACTATCAGATCCGGAGCGCACGCGACATGGCTGCGCAGACGCGCGCCCGGATCAGCGAGTTGGAGAGGCAGATCGAGGATGCCCGCGCGGCTCTCGCGGACCTTGAGGAGATCGAACGGCGAGATCAGGTCGATGTGATCACGCTCCGGGCTGACCTGGACCGCATCGAAGAGACGAACGCGGGCGTACGCATGGCGAGGGAGCACGCGCGCGTCTCCTCTGAGCTCGCGGCGGCGCGAGCAGCGCACGAGGCCGCGCAGGCGGACATCGACGCCGTCGAGGCGAAGAAGACTGCGGGCCTTGCCGCCGCATCCTTCCCCGTTGATGGGCTGTCGGTCACCGATGACGGAGTGACGTTCGGCGGCATCCCGTTCTCTCAGGTGAACTCCGCGGCGCGCCGGAAGGTCGCGTTCGCGATCGCCACTGCCGGGGAACCGAAGCTCCGCCTCGTGATCATCCGCGACGGAGACCTGCTCGATTCCGACTCTCTCGAAGGGATTCGGGAACTCGCCGAGCAGCGCGGGTACACCGTGCTGGTCGAGCGGGATCGGGATGAGTCCCGGCAGATCGGGTTCACGATCGTCGACGGGAGCCTCGCTGATGGCTGAGACAACTGACCCGTGGGCGCCGGTGGCATCGGCACCGGTCGCCGAAGAGGCTCCCACCGCTGACCCGATCGACATGACCCGACTACGGGAAGAGCACGGGCTCGCTCAGGCCGCTGCGGAACTGGTCGCTGTGAAGCGGATCGGGAACCGGTACGGGACCGTGTCGTACCGGCAGGGCCACCGCACTGGGTTCTGGGATGGCGTCCGGTTCGCGCTCGAGCATGGGGGCCAGCTGTGACCGATATGACTGTGGTCGAGTTCGCCGCGAAGCACTGCGCATCCTGCCAGGACACCGACACATCGAACATGCGGGACGCGATCCAAGCGCACGTCGACACGTTGATCACCGGCGCGCTCGTCTATGAGCGGTCCCTGTGGAAGGTCGGCGTCGACTCGGATGGCCGCGCGTCGCTGATCTGGGTCTCCCTTCCCGAGGATGTCTGGGAAGGGCTTCTCAAGAGGTCGATCGCGGTCGCTGAGCTGCGGCGTGCGCTCGGGGGGCTGCTGTGAGCGCCCTCGCCGAGCTGGGTCGGACCCTGGCGGATTCCGCTGACCGCGACTCGTGGCTCGCTGTGCATGACCGGGTGATCGGGTCGTCGACGGCGGGGAAGTTCGCGAAGCCCGGGTCGGTGGAGATCTACGTGCGGCAGATCCTCGAGCCGCGCACCTTTTCCGGCAACGAGTCGACTCGTTCGGGGAACGACTGGGAGCCCGCGCTTCTCGGCGCCGTTGATGCCCGCCCGAACTCGTTGTTCATCCACCACCCGGAGAACCGTCGCTTCGGCGCGACCATCGACGGCGTCAAGCCTCTGGGTGACGATTTCGCGATCGTTGAGACCAAGACGAAGCACAACCGTGTGGTGGCCGGCCCGACCCCGTATGAGGTCAGGCAGCTCGCGTGGCAGATGTACTGCGTCCCCGAAGCCGTGCACGCGGAGTGGGTGTGGGGCGAGATCGTCCCTGACCCGCGCTCACCTGTCGGGTGGCGGCTGCGTCGCCCACCGCAGTCGATCACTTTCCGCCGCGACGACCCCCGGATCGTCGCGGCCACCGAACTCATCGTGCCCATCGCGCACGCCGTTCTCGCCGCCCTCGACGCGGCTCTCACCGTAAGGACCCCGTTCTGATGTCTACCGCTGTCGCACCATATGAATCCGCGTCACTCAACGACCGCATGAAGTATGCGAACACGATCGCCGCCGCGGGGCAGATGATCCCGAAGGGCCTATTCGATCCGTCCACCGGGAAGCCTTCGCCCGCGAAGGTCCTGCTGGTGATGGAGACCGGCTCGATGCTGGGTCTGCACCCTATGGCCGCACTGCAGTCGATTGACGTCGTTGAAGGGCGCGCGACGTTGTCGGCGCGTCTGATTGCCGCGCTGATCCGCAAGGCGGGGAACAAGCTCGAGGTCGTGAAGTCGGGGAGTATCCCCACCGGTGACTACTCAGTAACCGTGATCGGGACGATCACCGACACCGGCGAGACCTTCACTGCCACGTGGGATATCCCGCGAGCGATCCGTGCGCGCCTGGTCGATTCGTACCAACCCAACGCGGATGGGGTGTGGGAGGTCCGCGCCCGATCAGATAAGGGCGCGGTGAAGCCGTGGGAGGCGTATGCCGAGGTCATGCCAGTGTGGCGTGCGATCGCGGAGGTTGGCCGGGAGGGATTCTCGGACGTCACGCTCGGGATGTACGCAACTGAGGAGCTCACCGACGGCGGAATCCCTCTCTCTGATCCTGATCCTGAGCCGTCTGAGGACTGGGTCGATCTGATCGCCACTGCCGGGTCGAGTGCTGAGCTTGAGGAGATCGGTGCTCGGCTGGCCGCGAAAGGCGAGGGCACCGATAAGATCCGGGCGCTTTACCGGGCGCGCGCGGCGGTGCTCGCTGCTCGTGCGCGGGACGAAGCGAACACGGTCGACGCGGATGTCGTCGAAGAGTCTTCCCCGGGCGCTGAGCCGTCTTCCTCCCCCGATCCGGCGCCCGGGGAACCCACTGAGGAGGACTACGACGCGGTGGCCGCGGCTGAGTTCGACGCCGCAGTCGAACGCGGGGAGGTGCAGCCGTGAGCGCCGCCAGATCGGCTTCCGTGACAGCAGTCACGGGGAAGCCACTTGCTCACTACGAGCCGTTTGTGGACCTGATCGCTCAGGTCATGGCGAACAGTCTGGCGCTGGCCACCGAAAGAAGCTTCTTGCTGACGATTGACCAGAGCTTGCCGCTCGCTGAGGCGCTCCGCGAGCACGCACGCGATTCGATCAGGTGGAGGTTCGCGTTCGCGATCGACGAGATCGAGGAACGTCGGGGCGGTGAAACCTCATGAGCGACATCATCGACGGCGCCACCGGCGAGCTTCGCCGCCCAGAGTCTGAGACCGCAGTGCTCGAAATGCTCGCGGTTCCCGCGGGCCTGTACGGCACCCCGGTCGGGTCGCACGAGATGGATCAGAAGATCCTCGAACTCGACGACCTCCTCGCGCACTGCCGCGTCGTTGTGACCCTCCTGTACGAAGACCGGCACCGCGCCGAGGAGAAGTACGAGGCCGCGTTCTCGGACTACATGGTCATGCACGAGAAGTCCGGCGCGCAGCTCGCCCGCCAGTACGCGACATCGAAGACCCGCCAGGAACGCCACGAACTGAACCTCGCGAAGGAGAAGCTCCGCTACGCGGAAGAGATGCTGAAGTCGCTGCAGAACCGGTCGTTCGCGCTCATGAACATCAACAAGAAGTACGGCGGCATGGTCGGGATGGGCAGCACCCGATGACCGCTCACCGAGACTACGACGTCTACGTCCGCGAAGACCTCGCGCGGATCGAAGCGCGCGCCATGACGCTGTACGCGCTGCACGGCAACGACATCCCGTGGCCGGTCGCGTTCGAGTACGTCCGCGAGAAGTTTCTCGAGCGCGCCGCGAGCGAGCTGTGGGACGAAGGCGCCCTGCGGTTCGACCCGTCTGCCCCGTACTACGAGAGCGAGACGACACCATGACCACCCCTATGGAAGGAGACCAGGTGGCAGAGAAGAACAAAGGCCCGAGCGGGCCTGACAGCTTCGCCGCGATGCTCGCGAGCATCCGGCCGAAGACTGACGTTGAGCTCGCGGAGAACCTCGCGAAGCTCATCGAGGAGGTCAAAGCGACCGGCAAGAAAGGCACCCTCTCGGTGACTTTCGAAGTGAAGCCGGTCGACGGCGGCGGTCATGCGGTCATCGTCAACGACACCATCCGCCTCAAGACGCCTGAGCGGACCCGTGAGGGTTCGATGGCGTTCGTCGGCGACGGGAACCGGCTGCAGCGCACGGACCCGTCGGCGATGCCGCTGTGGGAAGAGGACATCCGCGACGCCGGCGTGGATGTCGACCTGGGCACCGGTGAGATCAAGGAGGCACCGGACGCATGAGCATCAGCGACCAGAACACGCTCGGCGACCAGCGGGCGGAGAACGAGACCGAGTCTGCTGCGGCGCTCGGCGCGCTGGCCGCGGAACCCGCGGTACTGGACGCCGGCGAACTGTACGGCGTGCTCGACGGCAACGGCGGCATCAAGGTGCTCAGCACCGACGAGTACGCCAAGACCCCGCGGCATGTGTCGGGATCCCGGACGGTGACGGACGCCGCGTCGTTCGTCGCCTATGTGAACCGGCATCGGCTCGAAGGCACGGAGGTGTACGCGCACACGAACACGTCGACCGTCGTCGCGGTCATCGACTCCCATGAGGGCACGGACGGCGAACCGGGCTGGCAGAAGCACAAGCTGAAGCTGGAACTGGAGAAGTCGAAGCCGTGGCTCGCGTGGGAGGCCGCCGACGGGCACCTGTTCGACCAGCAGGCCTTCGCCGAGTTCCTCGACGACCGGTACATCGACGTGGTCGAACCGGAGCCCGCGCTGCTGATCGACATCGCGACGACGTTCCAGGCGAAGACCGGTGTCGAGTTCGACTCCGGTGTCCGCCTCGACTCCGGCGACGTGAAGCTCACGTTCAAGGAGACGACGACTGCGAAGGCCGGCCAGAGGGGTGACATCGAGATCCCGAAGAAGATCCGGCTCGCGTTGCGGCCGTACATCGGGGGTCCGATCTACGCGATCTGGGCGAACTTCCGGTATCGGCTTCGCGGCGGGCAGGTGCTCCTCGGTTTCAAGCTCGAACGCCCGGAGAACGTCCTGGATGCCGCGTTCGCGGACATCGTGACCGAGATCCAGACGGGGCGGACGGAGAACCTGCCCGGGCCGGACGGTGCGCTCGTGGAGACACGTGTGCACGACGGCATCGGGGATGTCCCGTTGTTCCGCGGCAAGCCGTAACACACCGTCCGCCGGGGCTTCCCCTTCGGCGGTCTGAGCGGGGCCGGTCTCGATTCCGGCGAGACCGGCCCCTGTACCCAATCGCTCCCCAGCAGGAGGCATCATGAGCATCCCCATCTTCCCCGAACAGGTGCAGACCGATCCAGCCGCGGCCGTCAAGCCGCGCCGGTCCAGAGCGCGCGCGAAAGCGGCCGGCAGGAACTTCGAACGCCTCGTCGCCGACTACCTCGCCACCCAGCTCGACGACGACCGGATCGACCGGCGCGTGAAGCGCGGGTCCCAGGACCGCGGCGACATCGCCGGCGTCCGCACGATCCGCGGCGGCCGTGTCGTCATCGAATGCAAGGACACCACGAAGCTGGACCTTCCCGGATGGGTCCGCGAAGCAGAAGCCGAGCGCGGCAACGACGACGCGGTAGTCGGCGTCGTCGTGCACAAGAAGCGCGGCACCACGGACCCGGCCGAACAGTACGTCACCATGACGCTCGACGCTCTCGTGACCCTCCTCCAGGGCGGAGTGGACCTGTGACTCCTCTGCTGGCTCTCCACAACGGCAACAACGGCTCGCTCGACTACGACGCGTTCCTGCGCGAGAAGGTCGCGTTCGACCGGTCGTTCGGATTCGAGGTAGACGACGAGTGGCTGTCGCCGATCATGCGGCCCGGTCACCCGGACTACAAGCCGCACCAGGCCGACATCGTGAAGTGGGCTGTCACCGGCGGGCGGCGCGCGATCTTCGCCCGATACGGGCTCGGCAAGTCGGTCATGCAGCTGGAGATCCTGCGGCTGATCGTCAAGCACGCGCCCAATCGCGCCCCGGGGCCACGCCGCGGGCTGATCGTCGCGCCTCTCGGCGTCCGCTTCGACATCATCCGCGACGGCCGTGACCTCCTCGACATCGAGGTCCGATTCGTGCGGCACACCGACGAGGTAGACCCCGAATGGGATGGCATCTACGTGACGAACTACGAGTCGGTGCGGGACGGGAAGCTGGACCCAGGCCTGTTCATGGCTGTGTCGCTCGACGAAGCCGCTGTGCTCCGCTCGTTCGGATCCGAAACCTACCAGCGGTTCGTGCCTCTGTTCGCCGCGGTGCCGTACCGGTTCGTCGCTACGGCCACGCCATCACCGAACCGTCACAAGGAACTGATTCACTACGCCGGGTTCCTCGGGATCATGGACACCGGCCAGGCCCTCACACGGTTCTTCCAACGCAACCCCGACAAGGCCGGCGACCTGCGCCTGTACCCGCACAAGCGGCGCGAGTTCTGGCTGTGGCTGAACACGTGGGCGTGCTTCATCCAGCGACCATCAGACCTCGGCTACTCCGATGAGGGGTACGCGCTGCCGGCACTGTCGGTGGAGTGGGAGCCGGTCGACGTCGGGATCCTGTCGGATCAGGTGGAGCGCGACGGCCAGGGCGTGCTCGTGCGTGGCGGCGCGATGTCGCTGCCGGATGCCGCCCGCGAGAAGCGCCGCACCATCGACGCGCGAGTCGCGCGAGCGTGGCACATCATCGCAAACCACTGGGGCGACGTCGACGAGACCGGGCAGATCATCCTCTGGTGCGACCTGAACGACGAACAGGACGCGCTCGAGCAGACCCTCGCGGAACAGAACATCACCTTCTCGTCCATTCGCGGGTCGATGTCCGACGAGGACGTTGAGTTCGAGCTGAAACGGTGGCTGGACGGTGAGACGTACGCGCTGATCGGGAAGCCGCAGATGCTCGGCCGCGGCCTGAACCTGCAGCAGTGCTCGACGGCCGTGTTCGTTGGCATCACGCACAAGTACGAGCAGACCATCCAGGCGGTGCACCGCATCCACCGGTTCGGCCAGCGTCATGAGTGCCGGGTGCACCTGATCTACGCCGAGACCGAATCCGAGGTCCGCGAGAACCTCCTCAGCAAGTGGCAGGAGGACGAAGCGCTCACCGACACCATGAGCGAAATCCTCCGGGAGCATGGCCTGTCGCCGAAGTCGATCAGTGCCGAGCTGACCCGCGCCATGGGCATCGAGCGGGAGGTTTTCACGGGTGAGTCGTGGACGATCGCGCTGAACGACTCCATCGTGGAAGCCCGCGACCACATCGCCGAGAACAGCGTCGGCCTGATCGTCACGTCCATCCCGTTCGGGAACCACTACGAGTACTCCCCGAACTACGCCGACCTCGGCCACACCGACGACAACGCGCACTTCTGGTGGCAGATGGACTACCTCACCCCATCGCTACTGAAAGTCCTCAAGCCTGGGCGGATTCTCGCGGTGCACGTGAAGGACCGGCTGCTGTTCGGGTCGGTCACCGGGAAGGGCGTGTACACCGTCTCGCCCCTGCACGCCGAAGCGATCGCGCACTACACGCAGCACGGCTTCGACTACTACGGCATGATCACCGTCACCACCGACGTCGTGCGGGAGAACAACCAGTCCTACCGGCTGTCGTTCTCGAAGATGCTCCGCGATCACACCCCGATGGGTGTCGGCTCGCCCGAGTATGTGCTGCTGTTCCACAAGCCGCAGACGGACAGGTCTGTTGGCTGGGCTGACGAGCGCGTGGTGAAGTCCGCCGAGGACTACACGGTCGCCAGGTGGCAGAACGACGCCGCCGGCGACTGGCGCGCGGGCGGCGACAGGCTCCTGTCCGTCGACGAGCTCGCGCAGCTGGAACCCGGCGCCCGGTCGCATCTGTTCACGGAGCAGTCGCTCCGGTCGGTGTACGACCACGAAGCGCACGTAGCTCTCGGGGAGCGCCTGTTGGAGCAGCGCGCGCTCCCTGGGACGTTCGCGGCGCTCGTGCCTGGCTCGTGGCGCCCGGACGTGTGGCACGACATTCTCCGCATCGAGACGCTCAACAGTGAGCAGGCCAGACGGAACGTGGAGCAGCACATCTGCCCGTTCCCGCTCGAGATCCCTCGACGCCTGATCCGCATGTACTCCAACCCCGGCGATGTCGTCTACGACCCGTTCTCAGGGCTCGGGTCGACAGCGCTTGAGGCGGTCAGGCAGGGCCGGATCGGGTACGGGTCCGAGCTGAACCCGGTCTCTGTCGCGGACTCCGTGACCTATCTGCGCCGGCACGACGCCGAAGCCAGCATCCCGACACTGTTCGATCTTCTCGACCTCGAAGGGAGTCTCGCGTGAACCCCATCGATCGCCTGCGGGAGCTCATCCACTTCAGCGATGTCGACTTCTCCGAGCAACTGGGAGATCGGCATCTGCTCGTCACGTTCTACGACGGCAGCCGGCTCCTGATCACGGCAGAGGTCGTGTGATGACCCCGCGGATCGGCACGTCGGACGTGTCCATGAGCGACTTCTACTGCGGCGCTGGCGGATCCTCGACCGGTGCTGTCGCGGCCGGTGTGCGCGTGGCCATGGCGGTGAACCACTGGGATCTCGCGATCGAGACGCACAACACGAATCATCCCGACACCGACCATGACAAGGCCGACATCAACAAGGCCGACCCTCGCCGGTACCCGCGGACGACGATCGGGTGGTTCAGCCCGGAGTGCACGTACTGGTCCCAGGCGCGCGGCGAGAAGCTCCCCGACGGTCAGCTTGCGTGGGACTTCTTCGGCGACTCCCTGCCGAACGAGGCCGCGGACCGGTCCCGGATGGGCATGTGGGATGTCCCACGCTTCGCGGCCCATCACCTGTACGACATCGTGATCGTCGAGAACGTTCCCCGCGTGGTGAAGGGCGTCCACTGGAACCGGTGGTTGGTCTCGATGCGCGACCTCGGGTACCTGCACGAGGTCCTCTGGCTCAACAGCATGCACGCGCAGACCCTCGGCCCCGGCGCTCCGCAGTCCCGTGACCGGGTCTACGTCGTGTTCTGGCGTGCCGGTAACCGCCGCCCCGACTTCGAGAAGTGGCTGCGGCCGCAGGCGATATGCCCCGAGCATGGGCTCATCCAGTCGGCCCAGGTGATGAAGCCGAAGGGCTCGCCGATGAAGACGTATGGGGCCCAGTACACGCTGCGGTGCCCGCACCCGTCCTGCAACACGGAGGTGTTCCCGCCGGTGGCAGGGGCGGACACGATCATCGACTGGTCCCACCGCGGCATCCGCATCGGCGACCGCAAGAAGCTCGGCATGGACGAGCTCGCGGAGAAGACGATGCTCCGCACCTTCCATGGTGTGAAGCGTCACTGGGTGCCCGCGATCATCGAGGCCGCGGGGAACACGTACGACGCGACGTCACCACGGCATCCGCAGCACACCGACCCCGATGCGTACTACCGTGTGTGGCCCGTCGACGAGCCGCTGCGGACTACACGACCCCAGCGCGCCCGGTCGAGTCACCGATCGGCGCAATCACCGCGGCGGGCAGCCAGTTCCTCGCTACTCCTCTCGTGATGCGGAACATGACCGCTCGCGGTGATCAGGGGCAGATGTCGAAGCCGGTCACTGAACCGATCGGGGCGATCACGGCGTCGAGCCCGCATTCTCTGCTTGTGCCCGTCGAGGGCCGTGACGGAAAGACCGTGCGTCGAGCTACCGACCCGCTGCGCACACAGTCGACGAGGAACGAGACCGGCCTGCTCGTTCCAGTAGGTGGCACGTGGCGCGCGGATGCGGCCCCGACGGATCGGCCCATGCCTACACGCACCACGCGCGAGACAGACGCGCTGGTAGTGCCGCTCCGCAACCACGGCACCGCGAAGGACGTCGGCGAACCGATCGACACGGTCGCGGCGAACGGCAACCACCACGCCCTCGTGATCCGTCAGCAGAACAGCCGAGGCCAGATGGCGAGTATGGCCACCCCCGCCCTTGAGCCGCTACGCACGCTCACCGCGCAGGGCAACCAGTCTCTCGTCGACACCGACACTCTCCCGGGACCCGCGGAGACCCTGACCGACGACGAGATCTGGCAGCTCGTGTACGACGCGGAGTTCAGGATGCTCGAGCCCGACGAGATCAAACGGGGCATGGCGTTCCCCGGCGAGTACATCCTCCTCGGCAACAAGCGTGAGCGAGTACGGATGGCCGGCAACGCGGTCACCCCGAACGCCGCGCGCGACATCATCGCCGCGTGCGTCGAGTCCCTCGGCTACGAGATCGACTGGAGGTTGGCGGCATGAGGCAGGGCGACTTCTACGCACCACCGACAATCCCCCGGCGCAATGCCGGGACGTGCCTGCCGTCGTGCTGCAAGACCCCATACGGCTGCGCCCGGCGCTACGCCTGCACCTGCCATGACGGAAGGAACACTGTGGCCGACCGAGTACCCCGCAAAGCCCTGGCCATCATGCTCGAGCGCGACGGTCACGTCTGCGTGATGACCGCGACCGACACGGAGCGTCTCGTGCCGCAGCACCGTCAGGGCGGCATGGGCGGCCGCGCCGACAAGCACCGCTCGGTGAACGTCCTGTGGCTCGACTCGCTCATGAACGGGCACATCGAAGCTGACGCCGACTGGCAGACCGTCGCGAAAGTGCTCGGCGTGAAGGTGCCGATCTGGGTCGATGACGTCGCCCGCGTTCCCGTGTTCTACCGGGCCGAGCGGGCATGGTTCCGCCTGACCGGCGACACACGCGAGCAGGTATCGAACATCGAAGCGCTCGACATGATGCATGCCGTGTACGGCGACCAGTACTTCCACTGGAAGCAGCTCGCCGACGACACCATGGCGGCCGCGCGATCGAGGGGTCGGCGATGACGAAGCAGCAGATCGCTGAGGACTACCTGCGGATGGTGACATCCGGGGACCCGCACGCGGGCATGTACGTGCGGCTGGCGGCCGAGAACGGCGTGCCGTTTGGGCGGATCGTGAACCTCACAGGCATCCCCGCCGATGTTGTTGCCGCGCACCTCGAAGGGAACGACTGATGGCCTGGCTGAAGGTTGACGACCGATTCCATTCGTCCCGCAAGGTCAAGCGCATCCCGAAGGATCAGCGGCTCGCCGCGATCGGCTTGTGGACCCTCGCCGGTTCCTGGTCAGCCGCCGAGGGGCTCAACGGCCTGGTCCCGGACTACATGATCGAGGACTTCGGCGGCACGCCAGAGCTCGTCGATGCGCTCATGACCGTCGGCCTGTGGGAGCGCGTCGACGAGGGAGCACAGTTCCACAACTGGACGAAGTACAACCCCGACGCGGAGTCGATCGAGGCAGCGCGAGGAGCGAAGTCAGAGGGTGGCCAGCACGGCAATCACCTGCGCTGGCACGCGAAAAGACGCCTGAAAGTCGCTGGTTGCCCCTGGTGCGATCAGTCATCCGAATCGGATACCGATCGCATACCCGAATCGGGTGCGAATCCTCCCGACCCGACCCGACCCGACCCGACCGATACCGACTCTAAAGAGTCGGAATCCAAGCCGCGCCGAACGCGCGGCACTCGGGTTCCCCGTGATTTCAAGATCACCGACGACCTCCGTGACTGGGCTGCGCGCGAGACACCGCACGTTGACGTCGACAAGAAGCTCGGCGAGTGGATCGACTACTGGACCGGTGTCGCGGGCAAGGCCGGCTACAAGTCCGACTGGGTCGCGACCTGGCGCAACGGGATGCGGAAGCAGGAAGAGTTCGCGCTCCGCGACATCGCCCGGTTCGGCGCGCCCGCCCGGCAGAACACCCCACCGAAGGAGGTCGTCGGATGACCGAACGTGTGATGCCTCACGACGCCGCCGCGGAAGCCGCGGTTCTCGGCGCGATGCTGCTTTCACCGCAAGCCGCGATCGAATGCGTCTCGACGCTTGTCGGCAGTGACTTCTACGTCCCGAAGCATGAGGTCATTTTCGACGCTGCGCGAGCACTACTCGGCCGCGGTGAACCGGTGGACGCTCTCACCGTCACGGACGAACTCATCAAGACCGGTGAGCTGCAACGCGCTGGCGGCGCGGAGTATCTCCACACCCTGACCGACATGGTGCCGACCGCTACGAACGCCGCGTACTACGCCGATATCGTCCGCGACCGGGCTGTACGCCGCCGGCTCGTCGAAGCCGGCGGGCGCATCCACAACGCGGGGTACAGCGGCGCGGAGAGCGTCATGGCGCTTGTCGAGCAGGCCCGCGAGGAACTCGACGCCGTCGCGGCGGAACGCAAGCAGCAGATCACATTCGCCGGTGACGCATTCAACGAACTGATCGCGCAGCTTGACTCGAAGCAGACGTTCGTCCCTTCGCCGTGGTGGTCGCTGAACGAGATCATCGGCGGATTCCGTCCCGGCGCGGTCTACGTCGTCGGCGCGCGCCCCGGCGAAGGCAAGTCTGTGCTCGGCGCGCAGATCGCCCGATGCTTGGCGGCCAACGGGACGGTAGCGCTGTCGTCGCTCGAGATGTCCCGCACCGAGTTGGTCGCCCGGATGGTCTCCGACATCGCCGGCGTCCACGTCACCCACCTGAAGGACAACAAGCTGACCGCGTCTGACTGGGAGCAGATCAGCGCGCGCCGAGCTGAGATCACCGCCCTGCAGGTCGCGATCGACGACCGGACCGACGTTACAGCGATGGATGTCCGTGCGCACGCGGCGGAGGTCGCACGTAAGGGCACCCTCGCCGGTGTCGTCGTGGACTATCTCCAGCTGATGAGCGGCCGATCGAATCTGGATCGGCACCTGCAGGTCGCCGAATTCTCACGGCAGCTGAAGATCCTCGCGAAGGATCTCCGCGTTCCCGTGATCGTCCTTTCGCAGCTGAACCGTGAGCTCGAGAAACGCGCGAGCAGACGCCCCGCGCTGTCGGATCTTCGGGAGTCCGGCGCGATCGAGCAGGACGCGGATGTCGTCCTGCTGCTGCACCGTCGCTCCTGCGAGGACTGCGACCACCCCACCCATCTCGGGCACACGATCCGCCGCGACGGAGCCCGGATCTACATCGACGAGCTGGTCGTAGATGTGCCGAAGAACCGGCACGGCCGCACCGCCGAAGCTCACTTGCGCTGGGAAGGCGAGTACTCCCGGGCGGTCGACTGGACGGAGCAGCCATGACCTGGGCAGAAGGGTTCGCCGAGTACTTCCAATCCGCTGAGGTCCGCGCGCACCGGGCCCGCCACACCTTCGGCGGACACGTGTGGCCGGAACCACCGAAGCCTGTCGAGTCCGCCCGGCTGACGACGGCCGAGCTTCTGGACGAAGCCGAATGGCTTCTCGACGGCGGGACCGCAGCGTGGATCGTCGCGAACGAACTGTCGACGTCGCTGCAACGCCTGCAGCGACTCGCAAGAAAACACCACCGGGACTCCTTGGTGGGAAAGCTCAGCCGCGCGCTCGAGCGCGACTGGTACGGAAGGAAATCAGCATGACGACACACGTGACCGTGTTCACGAAACCCGGATGCGTCCAGTGCGACGCGACAAAGACCATGCTCGACGCGAAGGGCATCACCTACGACACCGCGGACCTCACCGACCCCGCAGTGCTCGCGGAAGCGAAAGCTCTCGGTTTCACGTCCGCGCCGGTCGTGGTCGTCCGTGAGGCGTGGTCAGGGTTCCGCCCCGACCTCATCGGCCATCTCGCGGCCCGCGTGCGTGAAGAGGCGGCCGCGTGATGGCCGGCGAAACCGTCATCACCGTTGTGGGCAACCTCACGGCTGACCCCGAACTGCGGTACACGCAGAACGGGCTTCCGGTCGCGAACTTCACGATCGCATCCACGCCGCGCACTTTCGACCGTCAAGCCAACGAGTGGAAGGACGGCGAAGCGCTGTTCCTCCGCGCAAGCGTCTGGCGCGACTTCGCTGAGCACGTCGCCGGCTCGCTGACGAAGGGTGCCCGGGTCATCGCGACCGGCCGCCTCAAGCAGCGCAGCTACCAGGACCGCGAAGGCAACAACCGCACCTCCATCGAGCTCGAGGTCGACGAGATCGGCCCGTCGCTGCGCTACGCGACCGCACAGGTCACTCGCGCCGCGAGCGGCGGCGGGGGCCAGAGACAGGCGTCGGCGTCGACCGATTCGTGGGCGACACCCGAAGCCGAAACCACGCCGGACGCATGGTCGGCGCCCAACCAATTCGGCGACGACACACCCTTCTGAGGAGATCACTGATGAGCACCGACGTTGAGCAGCTTGCGCTGTTCATGAATGCGCGTGACCAGGCCGAATCCGGCACAGTCGCGTGGTCAGATCTCGGCGAGGACGGCCGCGAGTCTTACCGCAGTGACGCCGCACTGGTCATCGAAGCGATGAAGCGTCTGGGCTGGAAACGAGCCGGGGACGACGAAATAGAGAACCTCCGCGCGGCGCGCGCCGAGACCTGGGACGAGGCTGTCGCCGCCGTGTTTGCGTGGTGGTCTACACCCGAGGAGGCCCGGCCGATCGCGATCGTGAACCCGTATGGCGTTGGGACCAAACTGACGCTGCATGACTGCCGTGAGTGTCGAGAAGGCAAGCACGGGGCGTGCAACGGGGCGGCGCTGATCGAGAACGGCGACGACATCACCGCGGTCGACTGCGCCTGCTCGGTTCTCGAGCATCGAGGGGCTGGTTCGGATGATTGACGCCGTCCTGCCTGGCTTCGACCCGCCGCCACCCCATGTCGAGGGTCCGAGGAAGCCGCGACCGGATTCGACACCTCGCCGTCTGATCGACGCAGCGATGATCGATGCCGGCATCCACCCGGCCACGAAGATGCCGCTCGCGAACAACGGGAAGACGTGCGGGGACTGTGCACTTCTCCGCGAGAAGCACGCCGGCGGTTTCTCCGGATGGAAGTGCGGCACCCCCGACCCCCGGTCGAAGAACCGCCGAGGCGACGGCCGCGACATGACGAAACGGTGGCCGGCTTGCATCGCCTACAAGCCGAAGGACGGTGACACCGCATGACGATCGTGTGCGTCTCGAACTTCATCCCAGAGATCCGGTCGTGCGTGCTTCCAGGCGAGCACGAGACCGTGTGCGACGGGCGGGAGTACCGGTACGACCCCGAGCAGGGCTGGGAGGTCGCGACCGGCGAAGAGTGCCCCGGGTGCGCGCCGCGCCGCGCCGACGTGGGATTCGTGTGCTCCCGCTGCTACGTGAAGGTGCAGACAGCGTTGGCGGCATACGCCGCGTGGCGGCCCCTCGCCCGCGCGTTCGGCCCCACCGACCGGGCCGTGGCCCCGGATGGTTCCGGCGGCGGCCGCGCCCTCGGCTACGTCCCCATCTCAAGCGTCCACCTGGACTGGGACGCGATCGCCCGCGCACACAGGTCCTACCCGGACCGCGGCGGCATCGACATGTGGGTCGCGCGGGAAGACGGCGCCCAAGATGCGCTCCGGTTCGCCGCGGCCATGCGGGGTGTCCCGGAACGCCACGAGGTGCGGGAACCGTCTCGGAAGCTGCACCGCACCTACTGCCCTGAATGCGAGCAACTGACCCTCGTGTGGCATCCACCGGCGCATGAGGGCGCCGAGGTTGTGGTGAAGTGCCGAAACCCGAAATGCGGGCACACCGTGAACCCTGCCGCGCACGACGACATCGCCTACATCGAGAACTCCGTCTACAGGAAAAGGGCCCGCCGATGACCGAACAGAAACCCCCATGGATCACCGTCGCCGAAGCCGTCGAGGTCACCCGGAAGTCGAAAGCGACCATCTACCGGATCCTCGCTGGCACCGCGGACGCTCCCGGCGGGGTGCGCCGGCGTCGAGGCTCCGATGGTGTCATTCGCATGCGCGGCGACGACATCCTCCGCGCCGCCGGCGCCCGGCGCCCGGGACGCCCCAGGCATCGGCCATCACACAACCGCCGAGCCGACATGACCAAGTACACCAACCAACCGGACCGTACCCAGGAGGAATCATGAGCTACGTCTGCCCCGGATGCCAAGCCAACGGCATGGCTGACGACTGCTTCCACGACGAGAAGATGTGGGCTCTTGCCGAAGCCCTGTCGGTGGGCCTTCCAGGTGGCCCAGCCAAGTGGGGAACGCCCGTCGACCGTGCGTGGGCTTTCATCGACGACGCCGAGGCGCTCGTCGGATCTGTTGGCAATCCGCCGTATCGGGTCGGCATGTTCCATCCCGCAGGCCGTCAGAGTCCGACCACTGTCGGCGTGGTGAACGGACGCTACCTGTTCACCGTCGATGAGGAAGCCGAGTTCATTGTCGACGTGCTCGCCGAGGACGGGCGCAACCAGCTTCTCGACCTCCTGACCGGAATTGAAAGCCAACTCCCTGCCCAAGAGAACCGTACCCAGGAGGAGAAATGAGCATCACGAGCGAGACGTTCTACCGCGCCGAATGCGACGTCGAAAGCTGCGCGGAATCCATTCCGAACGAATACGACTATGAGGCAAGCCATTTGCCTCTCGCGTCGGTCGAGAAGGAGCTTAGAGAAACGCACGAGAAGTTCGGCGTGGAGCTGATCTGGTTCTACGACGGTGAACGTGTGTTGTGTCCGCAGCATCACCCCGAGGCGCGGCCATGCTCGACCTGTGGCGGTCAGGGCTCGGTGAAGGTTCCCGGCCGCCAACCAAAGTTCGAGGGCGAGTGGTTGCCTGCTCATCATTGGGAAGAGTGCCCGGAGTGTCACTTGATCGGCTTCCACCCTGCCCAACCGATCCGTACCCAGGAGGAGAAATGAGCTACGCCGAAGAGATCGCCCCAATGCCTCAGTGGGGCGACAAGAACATCACGATGGAGGCCCTCGTGCGTTCCTACCTCGCCAACGCTCAGGAGGGCTACGGTCGAGCGCACGCACTGATGAACCGAGCTTTCGCAGATGGGCATAGCGACGCCGACATGCTCGCCTACGTCCTGCACTTGCACACGTGGCTGTGGCAAGCCGAGGTAGCTTCGCTGCTCATGCGGCTGCAAGCCGTCACGCCTGCCGAGGACCACGACGGGATAGCCGAGACGTACATCTCCGAGTCGCAGTCAGGGGATTACTACCCCGAGATGCTGTGGGAGTGGCTTGAACAGCGTGGTATCGATCCTCAGCGCCTCTATGACGAGGGGCAGGCTGCAGCGAAGGGTCCTCGGTTCGGGGGTACCGGCACCGGAAACCAAACGGATGGGGGTAAGTGATGACCACGCACACGCTCAAGACGATCGAGCCATACTTCTCGGCCGTGCTCAGCGGCGAGAAGACGTTTGAGGTGCGCCGCAACGACAGGGCATATCAGCGCGGCGACACACTCGTGCTCGTTGACACGTCGTCCTGCGAGTGTGGCAGCGACCGATGCGACAAGCGCCGTCCGCCGATCATCCGGTACGTGACTTTCGTCTACGCGGGCGATCCGAACCTGCGCGACCTTGGTGGCATCGTACCGGGTCACGTTGTGCTCGGGCTCGGCCACCCGGATGACCAGTTCCACTCACCTGACGGTTCGGAAGGTTCGGAGTCATGACCATCATCGGGACGTGCGAGTGTGGCGAGACGATCGGCCAAACACTTGTCGGTGACCGGCTCCACTGGACGCACGGCGAGTACGTCGGCGCTCAGGTCCAGGAATCGGGTGATCCGTCGTCGGAGGTGGACCATGGCTGAGTACGAGGCCCGCATCTCGATCTACCGCAACGGTCGCCGCATCGACTTCAATGACGCGCACGGGAGTTCGCCCACGGCCGCACTCTACGCGGCGCACAACGATCTGGAGCTGGCGATGCAGCGATACGAGGAGGAGCGACCACGCGAGTTCGATCCCGAACCGGGTGATCTGGAGCATCGCGACACGCCGACACCGAACATCCTTGATAAAACGTGAGAAAACGGAGACGGTAGAAGAAGACAACCGGGAGACTGGCTACACCGGGCGACGCAGCAGGATCGAGTGCTTCCCGCCCCGCCCGTACTTCTTCAGATCCTCCGACACGATCTCCCAGCCGTCCGCGACGTACTTCTCAAGCTCGCGCGGCACGTCAGTCAGGCCCTTGCTGAAGCTGTACTTCGACAGCGTCACGGTCTTCGTCTCGAACCGGGGCACAGCTACGGTCGGCGCCGGCTGTCGATGGTCGGTAGCCGCCGGCGCGACCTTGGGATCAGGGATGTGCGCGGCTCGACGTCGCGCTGCCTCCTCGGCTGGCGACAACCCGCGAGGCTTCCTACTGAACAGTCCCATGGCCAGGGATCCTAACGCCATCCGTCTCGCCCGTCACCTGTAGCTGCGGTACTTCCGTCGTCCATTGCCTTCGACGTTGTGGCGGGGCGCGAGTATCGCTATCAGTTCCTGCTCCCGTTCGGCCGCATCTTCGGCCGATCCGAATTTCTCGGTGACGATCACCTCGACGTCAATGTCTACCCACCAGCGGGTGGCCATATGAGCGAGCATCCGGGCCATGAAGTCCCGCGTTGCGCCGACGTACGCCACGCTCCAGTCGTGGTCGAACAGTCGATAGACCAGATATGGCATCGAAGGATCATGTTGTTCCGCCAGGTACGCGCGCTTCTTATCGGCTGCATCGAGATCGATCTCGGCCAGGATCGCGTCTACTTTGCGTTCGGCCGCTTCCCGTGCAGCTTGATCACTCCCGCTCTGCTCATCTGCAGCGCCTCGGCTATCTGATCCCATGTCGCGCCTTCCTCTCGGGCTTGCGCGATGAGGTCGGGTCGCCTGGATGCTTCGCGAGCTATGCGCGCGAGCTGGGACAGAGCGGATGCCATGCCATCTAGGCTACCGTCCACATCGTACACACTCGATAGTCTACATAGTAGACCTTTTAGCGTCTACTATGTAGACTATCCGCATGTCCACTGAGGCTCCCACCCGGATCCTGGTCACCACCCGCGGCGAGACCGGATACCTCCACACCGAGGTCGGTCTCGACCTCCGCGCGAAATACTCGCTCACTCTCGACATAGCCGCCGCGGACCGATACCCGACCCGTGCCCGCGCCGAGCGCACCGCCGCCCGAATCGCCGACCGGTTCGATGCCGTCGAGTTGGAGACCGTCTGATGCCCACTGTGATCAAGGGTCAGCCGACAAGCGCTGAGGTCCGTGCGCAGCTCGCCGCTGAGGGTAGGACTGTGCTCGTTGCGTTCTCGTGCGGCAAGGATGCGATCGCGACTGAGCTCGCGCTGCAGGATGCGGGCGTGACCACCGAGCTGGTGTACCTGTACTACATCCCGGGCCGCCGGCCTGGCCACACACTCGAGTTCGTCGAGCAGGGCCTCACCGACCTTGAGCGCGCACTGGGGAAGCCGATCCACCGCTACCCGCACCCATCGTTCTACCGGTGGCTGAACAACTTCGTGTTCCAGCCCCCTGAACGGTGCGAGGTCATCGAAGCAGCCCGACTCCCCACCCCCGACTACAAGGTCATGTGGGCGCTGATCCGCCGCGAACTCAGCCTCCCCGAAGACACCTGGGTCGCTGACGGCGTCCGCGCAGCTGACAGCATCGTCCGCCGCGCAAGCTTCACCCGCCACGGCATCCTCAAACCCCGCGACCACAAGGTGTCCCCCATCGCGGACTGGCTCAAGAGCGAAGTACTCGACCGCATCGCCGCGGCCGGTATCCACCTCCCCGTCGACTACCAGTGGTTCGGCCGTTCGTTCGATGGCATCGACCACCGATTCCTGGGCCCCATTCGCGACCACGCACCCGACGACTTTCACCGCATCCTCGACTGGTTCCCACTCGCGGATCTCGAGCTGTTCCGAGCCGACGTGGCGGCCGCGTCGTGAGCGTCAGACTCCCCGCCTCCGGCCAGGGAATACTCACCTACCGAATCGTGCCGCTGCATGATCCGACTCAGAGCGGATGGCCAGTCACCGGATACGCCGTGACTCTCAGCGGCGCGTCCCGCACCTCAGAGAGCGCCGGATCAGTCCGAGCGGCAAGGTTCGACACCGCGGATGAAGCGCGCGCAGCCCTCGCAGGCATCCCGGCAGCGCACATCGACGACGAGACCATGGAGCGCGCATCATGACCCGCGACTCATCGGGCCTCACCGGTCCCCGCAAGCCCAACACCGGCGCCCGCCGCACCACCGGACTCACCGGCCGCCCGAAGTACACTCCCGAACCCGACCCGCTCGCCGAGGTCGAGTACACCGGCGACCTCAAGAACGACGCCGCCGCAGAGTTCACCGCGCTCGAGCACGGCTACCGTGACCGCGCGAAGCAAGAAGCTGGCCGGTTCAAGCGCGCCACCGACTCCGAGTACTGGTTCGCGGTGTGCTTCACCACCCGCGAAGAGAAGGAACTGTTCCTGCAGCGCGCGGGCCTCGCCGACCTCGGCGACAAGTACCTCGACGGCCGCGAAGTCACCGACCGCCTCAACATCGACATGACCGATGGCAAGTAGCGATCGAACCGAGGAACTCGCTCACGGCGGGCTCGTCTCTCGCACCGGCGACATCGTCACCCTCGCGGACGGCTCACGCTGGTGGCTCAACGGCACCGCCTGGGCCAGAAGCGAAGCCGACACTCTCACCCACATCGACCGGCCCCGAGCCGAGTACACAGCCTGACCAAGACCACCGAGGGGAGGTGACTCCCCCATGCGTGAGCGCTTCCGCAACATCGCCCGCGGCATCCGCACCGCGTTCCGCCGCTCCCAGGCCCGACGCGCAGCCTCCGCCGCCGGCGGCCGCACCTCCGGTTCCTGACCCCCCGAAGGAGGGAGAACCCCCATGCGTAACCGCACCCTCGCGCAGTACATCGGCGGCGGCATCGCCACAGCAGAAGGCTTCGCGAACCTCATGGGCGGCACCGGATTCTCCGGACGCCGCACAACCCGGACCCGCACAGCAGCGAACGCGACCAACGCCCGCAGCAGCGGATCCTGAACCACCGAACGAGAGCCCCAGAGGATCGACCCCCACATCTCCTCTGGGGCTCTCCCAAGGAAGGAGATCCCGCCATGGCGATCGGTGACCTCGTCGAGTACACAACACGGATCGGCCTCGCCGGCACCACGACCCGCACCGGGATCGACATCGGCCAAGGCCGCATCGCGACCAGCACCACCAGCGGCGGACTCTCCCGCACCATCACATCCCCACGCCCCCGAGGCGCAAGAACCATCGCACGCGCCGGCTCAGCTCGCGCCATGAGCGCAGCCAGCAACCTCTGGGCCAACCCCACCACATACCTCAACGGGCTACGCAGCCGCCGAGCCTCATCGTCCTCAGCGTCCCGCACCTCGGGATCCTGAACCCCGCGCACACGCCTCCCGATGGCACCACCCATCGAGCTACATGCCCGGCCAGGCGCCGGAAGCATCCCACTGACCCGCCAGGCGCGGGCAGCGTCAAAGGAGCAACCCCATGGTGAACGCAACCGAACGGAAAGCGACCGCCGCTGAGAAGCGGAAGCAGGCACTCGACCTGCGCCGCGCCGGCTGGGCATTCGAAGACATCGCAGCCGAGGTCGGATACACCAACAAGGGCAGCGCACACAGGGCCGTGCAGCAAGCACTCCGAGACATCACCCGCGAATCCGCGACCGAACTTCTCGAGCTTGAGCTGCTCCGCCTCGACGACATGCTCGCCGGTCTCTACGAGTCCGCCCGCAACGGCGACAACTTCTCCGTGGACCGCGCGCTGAAGATCATGGACCAGCGCGCTCGGCTGCTCGGCCTGTACGACCACAAGGCGGATGACACGGGCGCGGAGGTTCGGAAGGCGCTGCTGGACTTCGCTGGCGGCTTGAAGGACCTGTTCGGCGCGGGAGACAGTTACGGGCAGCCTGAGGGCGGCTTCGAGTCTGATGAGTCGGGCGACGGCGACTCTGGGGCGTAATCAGGCGCGCTCGCTTCACGCGTGCTTGCAGCCCGCGGCGACGTTCAACCTGTGGGAGGGGTCGATCCGCGGCGGGAAGACGTACGTGTCTGTCCTCGCGTTCTTGCTGTTCTTGGCTGGTCTCGATGATGAGACGGCGGCTGGCGGTCAGTTGGTGATCGTGGGGAAGAATCTCGGGTCGATCTACCGGAACTTCTTCGCGACGATCAACGATTCGCCGGGGTTGCGGGCTTTCAAGGGCGCGGTTCGGTACACGCAGAACGCGCCGGTGGCTCACATTCTTGGTCATCAGGTGCAGGTCATCGGGATCAACGACTCTCGCGCTGAGGGGAAGATCCGAGGGATGACGATCCTCGCGGTGTACGTCGACGAGGTCACCGTGTTGGAGGAGTCGGCGTTCAAGCAGATCCTGAACCGCATGTCGCTGGACGAGTCGAAGCTGTTCGCGACGACGAACCCGGATTCGCCGGCGCACTGGCTGAAGGTCGACTACATTGACCGGCTGCGGAAGCTCCCTGACTGGCGGCGGTTCCATTTCACGATGGATGACAACCCGTCGCTGACGGACCGGGTGAAGGCGCGGTTGCGCGGCCAGTACACGGGGCTTTGGTACAAGCGGTGGATCGAGGGTCTGTGGGTCGCTGCGGAAGGCGCGATCTTCGACATGTGGGACCCGGCTTCGCACGTGGTGCCGTGGGAGTCGTTGCCGCAGATGCAGCGTCTCATCGGTGTCGGGATGGACTTCGGCACGAACAATCCTTCGACCGGTCTGATGCTGGGCGTGTCGCTCGAGAAGGACGAGCGGCGTCGCACGCGGTCTCGCCTGTACCTCGTTGACGAGTGGCGGTACAACGGCCGCCGTGAGGGAACCGGAACGGTCGCACCGTCGGAGCAGGCCGCGCTGTTCAAGGAGTGGTTGCGGACCCCGCACCTGCCGTACGAGACCGCGCTGCAGCCTGAGTACTTCATCGTTGACCCTGCGGCGTTGCACTTCCAGAAGGAACTGAATCTGATCGGCATTCCCACCGCTGGCGGTCTGAACAAGGTCGGCTACGGGATCTCGACGATGGCTTCGCTGCTCGCCGAGCGCCGCCTCGTGGTGTCTGATCGTTGCCCCGGGTTCATCGCTGAAGCGCCCGGGTACTCGTGGGATCCGAAGAAGGCGAAGGAAGGCGTCGACGAGCCCGTGAAGATCAACGACCACTCGCTCGACGGCGGACGGTACGTGATCGCGACCACGGAGGACCTGTGGCGTCCGATGCTTGTCGGCGACTTCAGCCTCGCAGCCTAACCGGAAGGAATTCAGGCCATGGGCTTCATTGATGATCTCGGCTCGAAGGTGGAACGTCACGGGCCACGCTGCACTGTCGCTGTCTGGCTTGAAGCGAATCCGGACACGACGGACGCTGATCTCCGCGAGGGCGCGGCGAAGTACACGGCGGCCGCGGTGTGGCGCCTCATGCGTGAACGGGGCTTCGGGTCCGGTCAGTCCACGGTCACTCGTCACCTCAAGGGGCTGTGCTCGTGTCCGAATTCCTGAACGAACTCGGTGAGCAGGCAACAGCGGATGAGCTGCGCGGCGCGCTGATCCGCACGCAACGGCAGCTCGCCCGCACGAAGCTCCGCAACGACGAGCTCGCCGCCGCAACAGTGCAAGCGTGCCGTGACGCGATCCTCGCGCTCGGCGCCGTGCCCGCGGTTCCCCCGCCGGCGGCCCGCACGTCGAAGCCGGGCGCTGAGGTGGCGCTGCTGGATACCGGCGACTGGCAGGGCTCCAAGGTCACCCCGAGCTACAACACGCAGGTCATGGAGACCCGTGTCCGGCAGTTCTTCGCGAAAGCGTTCGAGCTCACCGCACTGCACCGTGCCGCGCGGCCCGTGAACGACGCCGTGGTGATCTTCGGCGGAGACATGGTCGAAGGCCTGTTCAACTTCCCCACGCAGCCGTTCGAGATCGACGCGACCCTGTTCGAACAGTACGTGATCGTATCCCGGCTGATCGTCGACGTGATCCGCAACACCCTCACCGTTTTCGACCACGTCACCGTCGTCCCAGAGTGGGGAAACCACGGCCGTGTCGGCTCGAAACGCGACGCCGTGCCCCGCGCCGACAACATCGACCGCATGTGCTACGAACTCGCCCGGCAGCTTCTCGTCGACGAGCCCCGTGTCACCTGGCAGCCGTGCCCTGAGGACGTGCAACGCCTCGAGATCGGCAACTACCGTGCGCTGGTCCTCCACGGCGACGAGATCGGCCGGAACGGGTTCGCGTCACCGACGACGCTCCGAGCGCACATGGAACGGTGGAAGTCCGGCGCGTACCGGGTAAACGGGGAACCGTGGCTCTTCCGGGACGTGTACATCCACCACTTCCACACCCACAACGAGTGGGCCCTCGCTGACGGTGAGGGCTCCATGTTCCAGACCGGGTCGACAGAGTCCGACAACCGGTACGCGAACATCGGGATGGCCGCGAACGCGCAACCATCGCAACGTCTCCACTTCATCGACCCCGACAAGGGCCGTGTGACCGCCCAATACAAGGTCTGGGTGGACTGATCATGAACCGCCGGACCGCTGTGGCGACTGTGCTCACGGCGGCTGGTGCTCTGCCCGTCACGGTCGCTGTCGCGATCGTCGCCCCTGGCCTGTGGTTCGCTGTCCCTGCCGCCGCTCTGATGGTGCTGTGGCTGGCCAGCGAATACCGGGTCCGCGTTGCGATGCGCCGCGAGCTTGAGGTGATCCTCGGTGACCGTCGAGACGTGTGACCGGTGCGGCCCGGCCGTGACCGCAGCTGTCGCCGTGGTCCTGTTCTCTGGCGGCCGCCTCACGTATTGCGGGCACTGCGCTACCCGGTTCATGACCGGCCTGCTCGAAGTCGGCGTCCCCCAGCCGATCGCTGACGGCACGATCCTTCCCGCCGCTACACCGACGTAGCCCGCGGGTCAAAGCCTCCACCTCAACAAGGGAGCACACAATGACCGAAGAGAAAACCGCCCTGCCTGAATCCAACGGCCTCATAGAGGAGCTCGGTCTCTCGTTCCGCACGTACAACTGTCTCAAGCGCGATGGAATCAACACCGTCGCGGAGCTGATTGCACTTTCCGAAACACAGCTCGTGAACATCCCCTATCTGGGAATGAAGTGCCTGGATGAGCTTCGCGACAAGCTTGCCTCGCTCGGCCTGTCTCTCAAGGAGACGGTGCCCGGATTCGTCGCCTTCGAATCCGACACGAGCATGAGCGGCCCGCAGCGGTTCCGGAAGAAGCCCGTCGAGATCTCCGCGTACCAGTGGGACGGAACGGCCGAGGGCGCGACACCGATCATCAACTGGATCCTGTCGTCGTGGCCGCACGCCGCCTGGTACGTCGGCGCCGACGAGCCTCACCGGCTTCGCACGAAGGACGAGCACGACGCCCCCGGTTTCCTTGTCATCGACACCTTCGAAGGCCCGCACCGAGCGGACGCGGGCGACGTGATCATCCGAGGTGTCGCCGGCGAGTTCTACCCCTGCAAGCCGGACATCTTCGAGCAGACCTACGAGCTCGTCGAGCCGGTGATCGAAGCGCAGACGTACACCAGTGAGCAGCGCCGCTACTTCCCCGTGTCGATGCGTGACCGGCTCGACGAAGGCACACCATGACGCCGTGCACACAGTGCGGGCGAGCCATGCGCGGCTTCGGCGTGCGGAAAGAGGACGCGCCGGGGACGGTCGCACGCGCCACGAACACTCTGTGCGGCACCTGTTACAACCGGCAAGGATCCGCGCGGCCCGCTGACGATCAGGACTCCCCGTGCGTTCTGGTCCGCGTTGACCTTCGCCCGTCGACATATCGCGCGTTCGCAACCCACGCGCGCGACGCCGGCACCACCATCGGTGTACTGCTGTCCCAGCTCGCGGACAAGGCGCTCAAGCCAGCTCCCCGGAAACACTCCCGCGGCATACCGGCGTATGTGGAGTCCCGGATCCGGGAACTCAACGCTGCCGGATGGTCTGACAGCGGCATCGCCCGAGACCTGGGCGCGTCCCAGCCGACTATCTCCCGCTACCGGCGCAGTCTCGGCCTGCAGCCTCCTGTTCCCCGCCGTGGCGGCCGGCAGAAGGCCGCGACGTGAGCGCCGAGACGAAAGCGGCGCTTGACGCTGCGATCGCCGCGCACGTTGCCGACGAGTCGGAACAGCCGGGAACGATCGTCACCGGGTACGCGCTGATCGCCTCACACGCGACGACAGAGGACTTCGACGCTGAGCGCACTGGATACCTCGCCGAGTACGCCGACCGTCAGCCGTTCCATGTCGGTCTCGGGCTGGTGCACCGCCACCGACTCATGCTCGAACAGGACGACGAATGAGCGACGGCACGGTCCACGTCTCACCGATCGGTGACCTGATCGAGCACGACACCGAAGGCGACGGATGCCTCTGCGGCCCATCGCTCGAAGCCGTCCCGCGTGAGGACGGCTCGTACGGCTGGGTCATGACACACCATGCTCTCGATGGCCGCGAGTTCTCGGAGCCCGACTATGTCGGCCCGAGCATGCCCATCGAGCACTGAGAACGTCCAGGGGAAGCCTCCTCCCCGTTGTGAGGGTCGCGTTCACCCGAGAAGACGAAAACGAGCGCCTGTGAGGCGGGCACCGCTACGGCGGCCCGCCTCACAGCAACCCCAGCGATCCCGTGGAGGTGCCGTGAGCGACTACTCCGAGCTGTGCGAGCACTGCGGCCGCACACACGCGACTCAGCCAGCAGCAGACGCATGCGCCCGGATTCATCAGTACCCCGTAGATGACTGGCAGGACCATTGACCCGCGTCGTGATCCTCGTCCCGTGGCGCACCGACCACGGCCCGCGGGCCAGCCTCTACGCCCACGTCCGCCCACGACTCGAGCGCCTCGGCTACCCGATCATCGAAGCCGACTCGACCGGACCGACGTTCTCGATCGCGCAAGCATGGAACCGTGCCGCCGCTGCCGCCGGGAACTGGGATGTAGCGCTGCAGTGGGGCGCCGACTTCCTTATCGAACACGCGCCGAGCGTGCACAACGCTGTGCGAGCCGCCGCGGCCGGCGCCCCGTACGTGAAGTGCTTCGACAAGGTCACAAGGCTCAGCACATGGGAAACGGAAGCGGTCCTCGCCGGCCGCCGGCACCCCGACCGTGACGACCCGGCACCCTTCGGCGGGCCCCGCGCGATCCGCCGCGACCTGTTCGACATGGTCGGTGGCTACGACGAACGATTCCGCGGTTGGGGCCACGAGGACCGCGCATTCGTCCACGTCATGACCGTGCTCGGCGCTGCCGAGACTCGCGTCCCTGGCCGGATGATCATGCTCCGCCACCCTGGCCGCGCGCACGCCACACCCGGCGACCCCTACTACGCGCAGCAGCAGGCGAATCACGCCCTGCTGCGCGAATACCAGGCCCGCCGGACACCGAAACGCATCCGCGCTTACCTCGCAGCTCGAGAAGGGAGCCACCATGCCGCTTCCCGGTAACGTCCCGTGGCCCCCGAAGGAATTCGACCCCTACTTCGAGCAGGTCGAGGAGTACGACTCCTGGTACAAGGGCCATGTCGAGGAGTTGCAGGCCCGGTACATGAACCAGCCGATCACTCACCGTGCGCAGTACAACGGTGGGCTCGTCGGCTGGGGCACTCGCGCGTGGTTGGGGCGCCCGCCCGCAGCCGGTGAGGCGCGCACCCGCCTCCACATCCCGCTCGCCGCGGACATTGCGACCCTGTCGGCTGACTACCTGTTCGGTGAAGCACCCCGCGTCGTGGTCCCCGGCGACCGGGGCGGCGCCGACTCCGAATCAGACTCAGCCACCACCGAACGGAACCGGCTGCAGGACCGTGTCGAGAAGGTCATCAACACTCCCCGGTTCCACTCCACGCTGCTCGAAGCGGGAGAGGTCGCGGCCGCGCTTGGCGGCGTCTACCTCCGCCTCGTGTGGTCACGGGAGTACCTGCGCGCACCTCGCGCGGAGATCGTTCACGCGGACGCCGCGATTCCGACGTTCCGATTCGGCGACCTTGAGTCGGTTATCTTCTGGACGCAGCTGCGGAACGTCAACGACGACGCTTTCGTATGGCGGCACCTCGAACTCCACGAACGAGGCCGCATTGAGCACGGCCTGTTCCAAGGAACCGAGGACCGTCTCGGAACCCGACTGCCGGTCAGCGAGCATCCCGACACGGCCTGGCTGGCCGCTCCCGGGATCCTCGACGAGAACTCCGCCATGCCCACCGGCGTGCAGGGGCTCACGGCGACATACATCCCGAACATGCGGCCGAACAAGCAGTTCCGGAAGAAGCCGGCGCTCGCTCGTCTGGGCCAGTCCGACTTCGCCGACATCGTGCAGCTGTTCGACGCGATCGATGAGGTGTGGTCGTCGTGGATGCGTGACATTCGCATCGCGAAGGCCCGCATCGTCGTCGCGAAGCAGTACCTCCAGTCCGGTGGGCTCGGGCAGGGTGCCATGTTCGACTACGACCGTGAAGTGTACGAGGGCATGAACACCCTCACTGGCCCCAATGGTGAACCGTTCGGATTCCACGCGCATCAGTTCGAGATCCGCACGGAGCAGCACTCGCAGACCGTGCAGGAGCTCCGCGATCAGGCTATGCGCTCCGCTGGCTGGACTCCCGCGTCCGCCGGCGGCGAGGGCGAAGGTCTGCGAACCGCGACAGAGGTACACGCAGACGAGCGCCTTTCTGAGCGGACCCGCGACAAGAAGATCAACTACTGGAAGACGATCACCCCGTTCCTGCTGACGTGGATGCAGCTCGACGCCGCAGTGTACGGCGGAAAGAGTCTGGAGGAGGAACCCGAGTTCCGGTTCCCCGCCGAGTCGCAGGTCGACCAGGAGAAGATGGCACGAACCACGGCGGCGATGCGCGCCGCGAACCTGCTGTCGGTCGAGACCGGTGTCCGTATGCACCACCCCGAGTGGGACGGCGACACGGTCAACGATGAGGTCGCGCGGATCTACAAGGAGCAGGGCATCGGCACCGCCGCCGACCCGACGAAGGTCACGGGACTGCCAGGAACGGAACCGACCCCGGACGACATCGCGCGGATGCGTGCCCGGATCGAAGCGGAAGCCGCCGGCGAAACACCCCCGGAGGACTGATCCGTGGCCGGCTTCGTCCCGGAGCACGACGACTTCCAGGCCCTCGTGTACCGGATCGCTTCACAGGTGTCGCTCACGTTCCAGGACGCGGAGACACGCCTGCTCGCCGACATCGCGAAGCGGATACTCGCTGACCTTCCAGAGCGCCCCGAGCTCGCCGCGCAAGTCGACATCGTCCGGGCGCTCGAGCGCACGGCGACGCAGCTCACCGCGGGGATCACTCGCGAGTGGGCCGAGCGGATCGTCGCCCGCGCGATCAGAGAAGGAACCGCAGCGGTGGCTGTCGACCAGCTGCCCCGAATCCCGCAGATCACACCGCTCGCCGATCAGCACGTCCTCGCAGCGAGTCTGGTCGCATTCGACCTCGGGAACGCTTTCGAAGACGTCAAGGCGCGAATCTTGCGCTACCCGCGTGACGCAATGGGCCAGTACCTCATCGGCGGCGACGTCTACCAGGAAGTCATCGCCGGAAACGTCCCCCAGGTCATGCTCGGCACGCCGACATCGCTCGCGCGCCGCGCCGCACTGCAGCAGTTCCTTGAGCGCGGCGTCACCGGCTTCACCGACATCGCGGGCCGCAACTGGCGCATCGGCACGTACACGGAGATGGCAACCCGCACAGCGGTCTCTCGCGCGTACACCGACGCGAAACTGTGGCGCGCCGGGCAGCTCGGCATCGACCTGTTCTCGATCCTCGGCGGCAACAACGCGTGTGACCACTGCGCACCGTGGTTCGGGAAGATCCTCTCCACCACCGGCACCGCCGGGCCCCGCCTCGTCCCGCACGCTTTCGAAGACCGCCTCATCGAGGTCACGGTCGCTGGCACGATCGAAGACTGGCGGGCATCCGGCGCCAATCATCCGAACTGCACGTGTATACCGGTCGAGCACCTCGCCGGGATGAGTGTCCCTGTCGCCGCGTCAGGGTACGACAAAGCCGCGCACCATGCCCGAGACCGGCTCCGGGAACTCGAGGTCCGGGAACGGGACGCGAAACGGAAGCTCGCGATCGCCGCGGCCGCCGGCGACCGCCCGAAAGCGCAACGCGAGCAAGCCCGGATCCTGACGATTCAGGCCGAGACCCGCGAGCACGTCGCCGCGACAGGCCAACGCCGCCGATACGAGCGCGCACAAATTCGATGGTCGGACGGGGAGCGCGTCACGCCATGATCTGACGGTACTTCTCGTCCGCGAGAGCGGGGTCGAATGGTAGGCCTCGTTTGTGCGTCCACGCCCTCGCCCGAGCGCAGGCCAGACAGTCCCGAATCCCTTTCCGGAGGCCTGAGGCCACCAAATTCGGCACCTGCAAGCTGTGGCCCCGCGGGCACAGCGCCTTGATGATCTCCGAATGCGTTCTGTGCGCAAGCGAGTCCTGGACGTTGCCGCTGTGCGTGTCCCACCGGAGGTTGCTCAGGCGGTTGTTCGCCGGATCACCGTCACCGTGGCATCCCTCCATTCCAGGAGGGCAAGGGCCAACGAACGCAGACAGCACCAGACGATGCACTTTCAGCGTACGAACACGTCCCTGGTGCGACAGCCTCACCAGCATGTGCCCGAGCGGGTGCGGATGCGGTCGAATGATCCGACCGCGCCACGGGTGAGGCCGACCGTTCGACCGCATCACAACGCGATCCAGGGACCGCACGCGCCCGAGGTCGCTTACTTCGTATAGCCCCTTCCCAGCCGGGAACGGGTAACCATTGCTCGGTAGACTCCACGGAGCCCTCCAATCGATTCCAGTCGATTCAGGGTCAGGCCCCGCGGTTGAGCGTTCCAGCGCTCCCCGGGGCCGTCCTCATTCTAGGCGGAGTCTCCGACATTCGACTCCCGCGCCGAGGTGGTGCGGGTTCAACCCCGATCCGGCCCAGGCGGCCGGGAAGGAGACACCCCCATGTTCACTCGCACGCTCCCGCCGTTCCTCATGCTGAACAGCGACCCGGCCCCTGCTGGCGGCGGCGAACCCGCACCTCCGGCGCCTCCCGCACCCCCGGCGCCCGAGCCCACCCCGACGCCAGCACCCCCGGCGCCCGCGGCCGACCCGAGCGACCCGAAGCCGCCGTGGACCGCAGAGGACTTCGACGCCGAACGCGCGTGGAGGAAGATCCAGGCGCAGAAGGCAGACCTCGAAGCCGAACGCGCGAAGAAGGATCAGGCAGTCAAGGACGCCGAAGCCGCCGCGACACAGCGCGCCCGCGAAGAGGCCTACCGCGAGTTCGGGAAGCAGCTCGGCATCGTGAAGGACGACGAAGCCCCCACCGTCGAAGGCCTCCAGGCCGCACTTCAGGAGCGGGACACGAAGATCTCCGCAGCCGACGCCCGCGTCCTCGCACTCCAGGTCGAGAACGCGGTCCTCAAGTACTCCGAGAAGCACGGCGCCGATGCCGACGCTCTCGCCGACTCCTCGAGCTTCACCGAGAAGCTCAAGGCCCTCGATCCGGCCGCCGACGACTACGCCACCCAGGTGGAGGCGCTCGTGAAGTCGACGGTCGAGTCGAACAGCCGTTACCGGAAGGTCCAGGTGGCCCCCCAGTCGAGCAACGGCGACCCCGCACCCTCCGGCGGCGATCCTGCCCCGGAGGGCATCGCAGCATTCCGCGCCGCTTACCGGAAGGAACGCGGACTCGCGGACTAACCCCTCACCCGAGGAGAAAGGGCCACCATGGCCAACACCCTGCTCACCCCGAGCATCATCGCAGAGGCCGCGCTCGCGACCCTGTACGAGAACACGGTCGCCGCGCAGCTCGTCTACCGCGACTACGACACCGAGTTCGTCGGCGCGGTCGGCGATACCGTCACGATCCGCAAGCCCGCCGTGTTCGAAGCGGAGGAGTTCGTGGAGGCGGACGGCATCACCATCCAGAACGCGACCGAGACGGGCGTGTCCGTGGTGCTGAACCACCACGCGGACGTGTCGTTCCAGGTCACGTCGAAGGATCTGGCGCTGAAGATCAGCGACTTCGCCGCTCAGCTGCTGAACCCGGCGATGGAGGCGATCTCGCAGAAGATCGACCGCGACGTCCTGTCGTTCCGCGACGACATCACGACCGAGGTCGGCACCGTCAGCGGTGCGCTCTGGTCCGACCCGGAGTCGCTGATCGCCGCGGGCGTCGAGCTGGACGTGAACAACGTCCCCGCCGTCGACCGCCGCGTCATCGTCGGCCCCCGCACCCGCGGCAAGTGGCTTGAGAACGACCTTCTCAAGCGCGCTGACCAGTCGGGCACGACCGCCGGTCTGCGTCAGGGCTCCATCGGCGCGAACCTGTGGGGCTTCGACGCGTACATGTCGCAGAACATCGGCCAGCCCGCCGTCTCCCCCGACCCGGGCGACCCGACGACCGAGGTGTCGGTCGCGTTCCACCGCACCGCCGTCGCCCTCGTGACCCGCCAGCTCGAGCTCCCGCAGGGAGCCCAGAACGCGGCGATCATGAGCTACAAGGGCTTCGGCATCCGCGTGGTCTTCGACTACGACATCACCAAGAAGAAGGATGTCGTTTCGCTCGACGTCCTGTACGGCGTGAAGACGCTCGACGCGGCACGCGCCGTGCTCATCAAGGGCGCCGACGCGGCCGGCTCCTGACCCGAGCCCCGGGGATGCGCCCGTGCACCTCGTCTACATCGTCCGTCCCGGCCAGAACGAAGAACTGCGGTTCTCGCTCCGGTCGGTGACAGCGAACCTTCCGGTGTCGTCACTCACAATCGTGGGGGACGCGCCGGGATGGGTGACAGGTGCACGGCGCATCCCCGGGAACCGGCACAGCACGAAACCCCGGAACGTCCTCGACAACATCCGGCTCGCCGTGAACGACCCGGAAACCGGACGAGATCGTCATCATGAACGACGACTTCTTTGTCCTCTCCCCGCTCACCACGATCGGCCTGCATCACCGCGGCCCGCTCGCCGACCACATCGCAGCGGTCGACCACTCATGGTGGCGGACATCGCTCGATCGCACCGCAGCGTGGCTACGCGGCGCCGATGTCACTGATCCGCTCTCGTTCGAGCTGCACATCCCGTTCCCGGTGCACACCGCCACCATGCGGAGCATCCTGAACGATCTCGGCGAATACGCCGAAGATAACCCGCCACAGTGGCGCACGCTCTACGGCAACCTCGCCGGCCTGCCGTCCACTCCACACACCGACCTGAAGCTCGCCGACAGAGCGAAGACGCTCCCGCCCGGCCCTTTCATGTCCACGAGCGACGCCGGTTTCTACTTCGGCGCCCACCGCGCGCTCACACGCGCGTTCCCCCACCCATCACCATTCGAATCCCGCACGCCGCGGGCAACCAAGGAGGACGCAATGGCCCCTTTCTATGAGAACGTCACGTCGCATCAGATCGTCGAGGACAACACCGGCCGCCTCGAAGGCAAGGCTCGCTGGCGGAAGATTCCCGCGCCGCCCGCACCCGCGGCCGAGACGAAGAGCGCCGAGGTCGTCATCCCCGAGGGGAAACCCGAGAAGTCGTGGACCGTCCCGCAGCTGGTGAAGTACGCCGAACGCGAAGGCATCGACCTCGGCGGCGCGACCAAGAAGGACCCCATCCTCGAGGTGCTCGTCCCCACCCCCACTTCGACCGCGGCCGGCGCCGACGACAAGACCGGTTCCGCTGGCGACCAGAAGCAGGACGACTGAACCCGAGCCGGGTGCGGGAGCCCTGCCCCGCACCCGGCGCACAACCAGAGAGGGAGAACCCCGTGCTCACCATCAAGCTTCCCGGCCGGATCAAGCAGCAGAGCCGAGTCCACGCCGGCATCACCTTCGTCGACGGCGCCGCCACCGTACCCGACCTGGGTCCGAGCCGCCGCGCGTACTTCGACCGGATCGGCGCGACCATCACCGACTCCGCCGAAGCGATCCCCACAGTCTCGGAGATCAGCGATATCGCTGCAGCCCGAGGCATCGACCTCACGATTGGCGACAAGCTACTGAAGGACTGCACCGTCGCCGAACTCCGCGACCTCGCCGGCATCGAGGGCATCGCGATCCCATCACGGGCGAACAAGCCCGAGATCCTCCACGCTTTCCTGACCGCATTCATGGACCGGGACTGACCGCATGTGGTTCCCGTTCATCACCGAAGAGGATGTCCCCGCGAGTCTCGACGGCGCTTTCCTCGACGTCGAGCAGGCGATCAAGGACGCTTCTTACCGGGTGCTCGACGAGCTCCGCTCGGCACGGTTCGACGTGCTCGACTCCGGTGTGAACGCGGGACACCCGGCTGATGAGGCGGTCACAGCCGTGATCAAGGACGCCACGATCGCTCAGCTGCGGTTCTGGGCCGGGACCGGCGATGACACCGGCGCGACAGCTCAGACCGGCGGAGGATCGATCCTGTCGGTCAGCCTTCCCGGCGGTGGCGGCACGAAGAGCGCCGCAGACAAGCAGGAAGCGCGCGTCGCTCCTGCTGTCGCCGAGATCCTCCACACGTGTGACGCGATCACCTGGGGGGTGGGGTACTGATGCGGCTTCCGGCGCGCATGATGCCGCACAAGAGCCTCGTGTCGTACCGCCGATACCTCGGTGAAGGCGCCGACGGTGCGGTGTACGGCGACGAGGTCGTCTGTGAGCGCGCCGCGATTGACGACAAGCGTCGGTTCGTGCGGACCGCTGACGGCCGAGAGTTCGTAGCGAGCGGCCGTGTGACGCTCGACCACCCTGACCATGACGTGCCGCCCGGGTCGCAGGTCACCGTGTGGCGGGGACGCAGCAACGAGCGCACCTCCACGGCCGTTCTCGTCGCTCTCGCAGAGTGGCCGGGACTGCCGCAGTTCCTCGAGATCACCGTCGAATAGGAGACCGCCGTGGTTGTGCGCTGGTTCGGTGTGGAAGCGGTCGGGCGGATGCGATCCGGGGCCGCCCGCGGCCTGAATCGCGCCGCCACCGCTCTCAAGGCGGAAGCGCAGGCCCGCGTCCCCGTCGACTCCACCGACCTCCGCAAGTCCGCCGCGACCCACGACGCCACCGAACAGAGCCTCGAAGCCGCCGTCACGTACGACACCCCGTACGCGGTGATCCAGCACGAACGCCTCGACTTCCACCACCCGACAGACCACAACCCGGGCGCCCAGGCGAAGTACCTTGAGCGGCCCGCGGTCGAGATGCGTCGTCAACTCGGCGCGATCGTAGCCGCTGAGATCCGACGCGAAGTGGGGTGACCTGGTGACTCATCACGTCGCATTACTGCAGGGCATCGCGAGCTTCCTCGACAGCGAAGGGCTCGCCGTGTACACCGCAGACGGCGTGTACACGGCGGACCAGCACGGCGTCGTGTTCGGGTCGTTCCCTGCGACACCCAACGAGATCGTCTCGGTCAGCCTCTACCTGCCCGAATACGTCGGGCTCGGAACGCAGCGGCGACTCGTCGCATCGAGTGTGCAGGTCAAGTACCGCCTCACCGGCGGGAACCTCCGCGGCATCGAGTACTTCGACAAGCTGTTGGCTCGCATCGACCGACGCCGACTCCAACTCGGCGACATCCGCGCGAACGGCGCCTACCTGTCCTGGTCTCCGCTCGGCCAGGACAGCAACGACCGGTGGGTATTCACGTCGAACTGGCGATTCACCGGTGTTGAAGCCGCCCCCGCAACCACATAGCTTCCCGCCCCTCGGGAAAACCGCCGCCAGGCGCGGCACCACAGCCCCACACCGACCGGTGCGGGGCTTCCATCCATACAGGGAGATGACCCCACCATGACCGCATACCAAGACGTGGTGCCCACCGAGGGCGACGTCGCTCAGTCCTACGAGACGATCGTGGACATCGCCGTGAAGCCCGAATCCGGCGAGCCCACGTGGATCAATGTCCCCGACATCACCGCGGTGAACCCGCAGATGCCGGCGCAGCTGCAGGCGATCACGACGTACGCCCACAAGGGCAAGGAACGGCAGACGAAGATCGGCGCCGGCGCGACCGTCGGTTTCAACATCCTGAAGATCCGGGACAACACTGGCGAGTTCCAGCCGGAGTTCCTGATCCTGAAGGCCGCGCACGATGCCATCGGATCCGACAACGAGATCCTGATGCGCTGGTACGACGCGCTCGGCGCGTCCGACGCCTACCAGGGCACCTTCCTCGTGCAGCGCGACGCTCGCCCCGAGAACGGCGCGACCGGCCCTGGCTGGGAGGCATTCACGCTCACCGGCGCCGGCGACGTCGAGCCGATCACCAACCCGATCAGCGCCGCGTCCTGACCCAGGGCGGGGACGCCGCTCGCGCGCGCGTCCCCGCCCCCTCCAACCCCACACCAACATCACAGGAGACACCGTTCATGCGCGCATACGAAAAGGGCCGCAACCTCATCATCGACATCGGCGACGAGAACGAAGAAGGTTTCGTCCGCGTCACCGTCAAGCCGATCCCCGCAAAGCTCGGCGCAGCTCTCTACGCACTATGGCTCGGAATCGCGTTCGGTCAGGCCGAAGACCTTGAGCTGTCCGCCGAGAACATGGGCAAGCTCGCCGTCGGCGAAGAGAACTGGCCCACCATCGAAGGCGACGAGCTTCGGTGGGAAGAGACCGAGAAGGTGATCCACGCCGCGTTCTTCTGGAACGTGCAAGGCGGCGGCATGGACATGGTCAACACGCTCCTCGAGCAGAACGGGTCGACCGGTGGCTACCCAAAAGCCCAAGCGGAACTCGTCAAGCGCAACGGGCACTCGACAGCTTTCGCACAGTTGACGACATTGCTCAGTTCGGTCGAGGCCGCCGAGACCCCGTCACCGGCCGATACGAGCGGTACGTCTACCCCCAGTGGTTCCGTGACCTGATCCAAGCAGCGAAGCAGCCAGAACCGACCGACGACAAGAAGCCTGCGCCAGTCGCGATCGAGCACCTGTTCCGGATCGTGTTCACCACCTGGGACACGGTCACCACGCAAGACCTCGCGCAGTACTTCCACATCGACACCGACGACGACGCCGCTATGGCCGCGAAGTCGTGGCGGTGGCTCCGCGGCAGGATCCTCGCGCTCTGCGACATCCCCGACTCACGTCTTCGCTACCACATCGACGAATCGAGGTGACCTGTGTCGTTCAACGCCGCCGAGCTCGTCGCCACTATCCGACTCGACGGCCTTGAGAAGGTCGGCCGCGACCTCGATACTGTCCGCGGCAACCTCGAGCGCACCGACACGGCCGCCGCGAAGGTGGGCCGTGCGGCCAAAGCGGCGTTCACTGGCGCATCGGCTGCGATCGGAGTCACGAGCGTCGCCGCCGGCGTCTTGCTCGCGAAGCTGCTCTCGACCGGTGTCGCGTACAACACGCTGCAGCAGACGTCCCGCGCGGCGCTCGCGACCCTCCTGGGTGGCGCGCAGCAAGCCAACGCGCAGATGGACCGGTTGGACGCGTTCGCGAGGACGTCGCCGTTCTCGAAGTCGGTGTTCATCACCGCGCAGCAGCAGCTCATCGGGTTCGGTCTCGAAGCTCAGAAGGTCATCCCGACCCTCAACGCTGTGCAGAACGCGGTCGCCGCGACCGGCGGCTCGTCGCAGGAACTCGGCGACATCGTGTTCATCCTCGCCCAGATCCAGGCGGCGGGGAAGATCACCGGGCAGGATCTGCTGCAGCTCGGCCAGCGGGGCCTTGACGCGGCGTCGATGATCGGCGCCGGCATGGGCAAGACCGCCGACGAGATCCGTGAGGAGATCACCGGCGGCACCCTCGACGCTCGGGCAGCGCTCGACGCCCTCGTCGTCGGTATGGAGCAGCGGTACGCGGGCGCCGCGTCGAACGTGAAGAACACGTTCACCGGCACCGTCGACCGGATCCGGGCCGCTTCCCGCGACATCGGCGCCGCTCTCGCGGAACCGTTCGTGTCGAAGAACGGCGGCGGTCTCGCAGTGACCTGGGGTAACCAGGTCGCCGACGTGCTCCGCGCAGTCGAGAAGCAAGTCACGCCCGTGGTCACCATCCTCACGACCCGCGCGAACCCGGCATTCGCGGACATGACCGCGATTCTCGACCGCGCGAGGGTCACCGTGAACTCGTGGAATCCGTCACGCCTTGAGGGCTTCCTCGAAGACGTTGCCGCTAACGGCCCCGCGATCGCCGCCACAGCCGGCGCGGTTATCGGCCTGAACTCTGCCCTGCTGCGCCAGCTGCCTATCGTTGGCATGCTCATCCCCGCGATCAGCCCCCTCGGCGGCATCCTCGGCGGCGTCGCGCTGGCCTCTCCCGAGGTCCGGAAGGAACTCGCCGGCCTGTTCGACGAGATGAAGCCTCTGATCCCTGTCGCTGGAGATCTCGCCGAGGTCGTCTCGGGAGCGCTGAACGCGGCACTACCTGTCGTGGCAAGCGGCATCCGCCTTGTCACCGCGGTCGCTGGTCCGCTCGTCGACGTCATCGACGCGATCCCCGCGCCGATGCTCGCGACTGTCGTCGCTGCCCTCGCGGTGAATAGCGCGCTTCGAGCCGGTGCGCCCGCGATCCAGTCCTGGCTTGACGGCTGGCGTCGGCTCGCCGAGCAAGCCGCAGTGCAAGCCGCTCTCGCCGGCATGGAGGGGAACACCTCCCGGCTCGCGGGCGCGTTCGGAGTCGCAGGGCGCGCCGCCACCGGGTTCGGCAACAGCCTCAAGGCCGCTTTCGTCTCGAACCCCGTGGGACTGATCATCCTCGGCGTGTCCACCGCAGCCGCGGTGCTGACCGCCGCGCTGTCGGCGCAAGGACAGGAAGCCACGGAAACCCGCGAACGGATCGATGGCTATCGGGAGACACTCGACGAGACGACCGCGTCAACGCTGCGCGCTACCACTGCTCTTGCGCGGAAGCGTCTCGAGGAGGAGAAGGGCCTGGAGATCGTCCAGAAGCTCGGCGTGTCGACCGTCGACCTCGCGGCGGCAGTTTCGCAGGGTGGGGACTCCTACGAGCGGCTGATTGAGCGTCTTCGGGAGCTGGAGGACGCCGAGAAGCAAGGCTCCCGCACTGGGCAAGCTGTGGCTACTCTGCGGTCTGACGCGATCAAGAATCTGCGTGAGCGGTTCGAGGAGGAACGCGCGGCAGTGCTCGCGGCGCAGGAAGCGCAGCGCCTCTACAACGAGGAGCAGCGCGCCGCGGCCGCCGCGATGACTGAGACTGAGCGGTCCAACACGCGGATGAACGAAGCGCTCGCGATCGCAAGGGACGTGTCGAACGACGCCACCGAGCGGCTGAAGGCGCTGAAGCAGGCACTCGACGAGCTGAACGGTCCTACGAAATCCCAAGCCGAGCAGACTCGTGATCTCAACGAGCAGGCGGATCGGCTCCGTGAGGTGTTCTCCCAGACGGACGAGGCAGGCAACAAGCTCGCCGCCTCGCTTGTGTCCGCGTCGGGAGAGATCGACACGACGACCGCCGCTGGCCGCTCGCTGTATGACGAGGTCGACCGGCTGAACGACCAGATGCTGGATGCGATCATCCTCGCTGATGAGTCAGCGAAGGCCGATGGTCGTAAGGGTGCTTCGATGCAGGAGGCCGCGGATGCCGCGCAGCCGTACATCGACAAGCTGTGGCAGATCGGGCACGACTCGGGGCTGTCTGACGAGCAGGTGCAGGGTCTCATTGACACGATGCTCGCGACCCCGTCTGTTGTGGCATTTGCACTCACCGACGACGGCACAATCGACGCGAACCGGCTGCGCCTGGTCGACCTGGCGCAGCAGATCATCGACACCCCGGACAAGGAGTTTGAGGTATCGAGCGATGACTTCCCGTTCCTGAAGGAGGCGCTTGCCGCGCTCGGTGTCGACATCACGTCTCTGCCGGCAGGTACGGTGAAGGTTGCGAAGGATGACGGATCATTCCGCTCTGTCGAGGAGGAGCTGACCCGGCTCGCGCGGTCCCGTACTGTATTCATCTCGACGACCGGGATACCGACGTCCACGGTCGGGAGGACAGGCTTCGCCGGCGGCGGCCCGATCATGGGCCCCGGCACGGGCACATCGGATTCCGTGCCGATCCTCGCCTCCAACGGCGAGCACATGATCCCCACCAACGAGGTGAACGCTGCCGGCGGGCACGCGGGCATCTACCGTCTTCGCCGCGCGATCCTCGACGGCGCTTTGCGGTACGCGAACGGTGGAGAGATCACCCCGATCGGTCCCCGATCACCGCACCTCGTATCGGCTGCTGCAGCAACCCTGGCACCGCGAGGCGGAGACGTGCACCTGCACGCGAGCCTCACCCCTCGGCCGGGAGAGTCGATCGCTTCGCAGCTCAAGCGCGGCGTAAAGGAACTCGAGATCCGGTTGCAGACGGGAACGGGGGTGGCCGGTGGGTAACCCTGCGTTCAGCATCGAGTCCACGGTGAGCGCACCGCTCGAGTTCGCATCCGAAGGAACAGAGACCGGCTCGTACAGTTTCGGCAAAGGGACGTCCGGTCTCGGTCTTCCCCCTGAGGTCGTGACGTTCCGCGAATCAGCGGCCGGCGGCGGGCGGGTCGTGTCGTCGCGCCGGGCGATGCGGGACGCGACTCTCGTGATCCGGGTCCACGGCACCGACCGCGCCGACGTCGAGACGAAAGCACGGGCCCTCGGTGCCGTGCTGCGGACCAGCTCATCACCGACTCTTGTCGCCCGGTACGCCGGCGGCGAGACGTGGCGACTCCCCTTCGTACGCGATGACGGCGGAGAGGACAGCTACGACAGCGGCGGAGACCGTCTACTCACCTGGATGATCAGCGTGCGGTGCCCGCAACCGCTGTGGGTACGAGAGAAGCCTGTTGAGCTTCCCAAGGTGGCCGCGAGCGGGGAACGACACGGCCTGATCCCGTACCTGACGGTGATGCCCCTGACCGGATCGACGGCGACGGGCGCGTTCACCGTCGAGAACCCCGGCGACGAGCCCGTCCCGATCCAGTGGCGTCTCACCGGTCCCGCCGGGATCGGGTCCGAAGTGGTCGTCGGCGGCCGTGGGTTCAGCCTCGCAACCGCGGTGGAAACCGATGAGGTCATCTCCATCGAGTACACAGCTGGGCGGGGGTGGACTGTCACGGACCAGGACGGGGAGAACCGCTACTCGATCCTCGACGGCGCGCCGAAGTTCCCGCTCGCCCCTGTCGGTGTCACGGCCGGAACTGCGGTGCTCGTCGACGCTGACAGCGACACTCAGCTCGCAGGCTGGTTCGTCCCGCAGCGAGAGCTGGTTCGCTGATGCGCGTCGAAGATCTCATCGTCGAGGTACGGAACGAGAACCTCAAAAGGCAGTGGCAGATCGACCCCGCGCACCTTGTCGGGTCGATCTTCGCTCCCCGAGCGAACGGTGTCGGCACCTGGAAGGTCATCCTTCCCGCGAAGGTCGACGGCGTCGAGTTCCCACCATGCACAGCGCTGCGCGCTCCGGGCGCCGGAATCATCGTCACCACGTCGGCCGGGGTGCTGATCTCAGGCCCGACGGACTACGAGGCGCTCGAGCAGACAACCGAAGACCCGGACGGAATGTGGACAATCACCGGGTGGTCCGACGACATCCTCCCCCACGATGACCTCGCATGGCCGGACCCCGGCACCTACGACGTCGACGAGGACGGAAACGTCACTCAGACTCGCGCGAACGACACCCAGACCGACACCGTCGAAGACCTGCTCCGCTACTACGTGTCAGCCAACATCGGGCCCGATGCGCCTGCTGATCGGAAGACGGGCACGTTCTACGAGTCGATCGTGCTGCAACCGTCGCTATCTCGTGGCCCGACCGTCACCGCATCACCACGCTTCGACAACCTCCTTGAGCTGATGCAGGGCATGTGCGTCGGCACAGACATGCTGTTTCGCCTCGCGCAGAACGACGACGACGACATCGAACTGCAGATCAGCGAAGCAGTCGACCGCACCGGCGAGTGGCGATTCGACATCGACAACGAGCAGCTGCAGTCCACTCAGCACGGCACCGGCGCTCCGTCTCTCACTCACGCGCTTGTCGCTGGGCAAGAGCAGGGCGTGAACCGGACCGTCATCCTTCGCACTTCCACCGCCTCGCTGGCTGCTGCTGCGGCGTGGAAGCGGCGCCCGGCGAAATTCATCGACCAGCGGCAGACGGACGATCTGACCGAACTGCAGGGCAAAGGTGACGCGGAGCTTGCACTCGGTGGGGTTCCGTCCTCGTTCACCGTCGAACCGGCCGAAACCATCGACGTTCTGGCCGCTCGTGACGCACTCGGGTCGAAGATCACGATCGTGATCGGCGACACACCGATCCCTGCCCGCCTGAATCAGGTCATCGTCGGCGTCACCGCAGATGGTGTCACGACAGCCGCAGTGATCGGTGATGAGGACGGTACGGACTGGGAAGGGCAAGTCAACCGGTCCCTGTCGTCTCTTGGATCACGGGTCTCGAACCTGGAACGGAACCCGGTCGGGTTCTCCGCGGATTGGGCGGCGAAGGGCGGGCCGACGTCGCTGGCGTCTGCGTACAAGAACGTGTGGGCTGTCGGGGTCGATGGCGGCGGTGTGCTCGACGCGGAGAGCAACGCGCACGGGATTGTGGTCGGCGCGGACGGCATCTACGAGGTCGAGGGCGCCCAGCGCGGCAATGTCGCTGACGTGTACGTGACGCTCGCGCTCGACGGGTCGCGCACCGAGCTGGAAACCCACGCAGGCGGGCTGTTCACGCACGATCACTGCGCCGGAATCAGCAACTATTCGACGTCGTCGTACATCGGCCCTCTCTCGGCCGGTGACCTGATCACCCTGGGCGGGCCGTCGAGCACGAACCTCGTGTACGCCTCGCCGACATACACCGGGTTCATCAAGGCACGCCGCATCGGCTGAAAGGACACAGCATGGCCACCGAGCGTTCATACCCGTTCCGGCTCGCGCCGGGAGCCGACCCCGAAGACCTCGACCCCGAGCTCGGCTTCACGACGGATGTCGAGTTCTCCGAGATGTTCCGGCTGATCTTCCCCTCGTCGGTGGTTTCTGGGCTGGCCGTGTTCGCGGACTCATCCGGTATGCAGGTCAAGGTCCCGGAGGGATTCGGGTTCGTGGAAGGGCACCGGTACAAGCTCACCGACGGGCCGGATGTCCGCGTGATCGCGGCGAACTCGTCAGGGCAGCCGCGTATCGACACTGTCGTGCTCCGCAAAGAGTACGGAACGGTGAACGCGGTGCAGCTCGCGATCGTGCAGGGCACTCCAGCGTCCGACCCGGCACCTCCGGATCTGGAGCAGACCGCCACTGCGGTCTACGAGTTCCCGCTCGCGGATGTCGCTGTTGCGGCCGGCGCAGTGACCATCGCCCCGGCGAACGTCACAGACAGGCGCGTGTTCTGGAAGCAAGCGTTCCGCCAGGCGCTGGGCATCTTCGTCGAGTCGACCGCGCCGTCGAGCGGTGTCGGTGAAGACGGCGACCTGTACTTCTACTGACCCGGAGAGGGGGCTGTCATGGCCGTGTTTCAGCGCGCTGACCGCTCAGGGACCGTGCTCGCCCGGAAGATCACACCGGGCAACCATGTCCAGGTCTCAGAGTGGCTGCACTCCCTGGGGCTGGGCGTTTTCGACGTAACGATCAACGACGAGATGGACGGCATGGTCGTGATCGCCGAGTCGCCACCCCGCGTGATCACTCTGGAGCAGCTCAACACCGAGTTCAGGGTGAACAAGCTGAAGCTTCCCGATTACTGGGTGCCCCGTGACTGAGGGGTGGGGTGCGCTCAACGGACCCGCGCCGCAGCAGATCTACATCAACGTCTACCGCGAGGGCGGGCCGGTCGGGAACGGCTACTACTACCGGATCATCGTCCGCTACCTCTCAGGCGGATACGGGTCGTGGACCAACAACACCCAGTATTGGTCGGCGAACGCGGGCGGTGCGGCGTTCTCGGGCACATGGAATATCCCGTACGCGAACCGCTACGACGACATCACCCTGCTCAACACCACGTTCTACCGAGAACATGATGCGAACGGATACGGCTCGGGATTCACTTCCACCGCGTCGATCGACACGGATCATTCGTCGATCGGTGACGGGTCGGTGTCGGTGTCCGAAGGGACACCGCCGAGGATCCCGAAAGCCCCGTCAGCGTGCGGCACGCCTTCGTTCTCGCAGATCGGTCCGACGAGCATGCGGGTCGATTTCGCGGCACCCGCCGATGACGGCGGGACCGGGATTCTGGAGTACCGGATCCGGCACGCTGACAACAGCGACATGACCGGTGCGACGACGGTCAGCACCGGGGGTAACCGGTTCGCGACGATCGGTTCACTCCCGCCGGGAGCGGCTCGGTACGTGCAGGCGTCAGCCCGTAATGGGGTCGGATGGGGGCCGTGGTCGAGCGTCGGGTCGGCATCCACGATATCGGGCGGCAGCGTGAAACGTGCTGGGGCGTGGGCGGCGGCACGCGCGAACGACAAGGGCGGCGGGGCGTGGGCGCCGTCGGTAGTCATGAAGAAGACCGCCGGGGCGTGGGGAGCTGCACGATGACATCGAGTCCGGTCGAATGGCTGCCCGAGCCCATCCGGTCATGGCTCGGCTCGATAAGCGGCCTGGAGTTCCTCGCGTGGGTCGCCGGGTTCGTGGTGGCCGGGTGGGGCGTCTACAAGCTCGGCAAGAAGGTGCTTCCCGGCACGGTCGCGATCGCGAAGGGTGTCGTGAACGCCGCCGCGATCCTGACCGCCGTTCAGGGGCTCCCTGAGTTCATCGAGCGATCCGATCAGCGGCACCACGATGCCGACCAGCGTCATGCCGCGTTGGACAAGAAGGTCTCCGACATTCACCACGAGGTGCATTTCAACGACGGCACGTCCGCGAAGGACGGCATCCGCCGCACCGAGCAGGCCGTGGAGAGGATCGCGCGGAGCGTCGAAGGGCTCCACGGCCGCATGGACACCGTCGAGAGCGACGTGAAAGCGCTGCACCGTGCTGACGCGGAACTCCGCGCTGATCTTGAACAGACAACCCCACCGGGAAGGAACCACTGATGGGCGCATACCCCGCATCCGTTTCCACATTCACTGTCGTCGGTCGGCTCTGGGTCGATGAAGGCGACGGTGCGGACGGTGACGCTGACCCGGACGTGAACCCGCAGGAGGGCGTGTCGGTCACGTTCACCCCCCAGTTGAACCCGAAGCGAATCCGCGTCCCCGGGTTCGGGCTCGTCGACATTGAGCCGGTCGCTGCGGTCACCGACGCTGACGGGTATGTGAAGACGCTGAACGGCGAAGCCGTGGTCCTCGCGTACGGCGGTGACCCGGACATCACCCCGACAGGGTGGACGTGGCTGGTCAGTATCGAAGCGACGAGCGTGGTTCCCGAGGATGAGTTCTCGATCGCCGGGTCCGCGGGCGGCACCGTCGACCTGTCCGAGTTCGCGTCAGTCTCGCCGGCAGACCCGGGCGCGGAGGTCGTCGCGTGGGTGTCTGCCCGTGACGCGGCAATCGCGGCGAAGGACGACGCCGAGGCGGCGCAGGCCGCTGCAGAGACAGCGCAGGCGGCGGCCGAGGCGGCGCAGGCCGCTGCGGAGGCGGTCCCGACGTCGAATGACGCGATCGTCGCGGCCCTGCTCGAGGACGGCGGAAGCGCGACCCGAGTTGCGGCTAACGCCGCTTTTGCTGGAGCGAGGCAACTGCCCGTGCAGCTCGGCGGCGACCGGTTCCGGCGAATCACGTTCGTCGTCTACCACGCCGTGAATCTCACGGCGTTCAACACTGACCTGGACTACTACCAGGAGTGGAACTACACCACCGTCACGCCCGATCAGGTGCTCGCCCACCTGAACGGGACGGGCACGCTCCCGGCGAAGCCCTTGCTCATCACCTTCGACGACGGGTACAACTCCCAGCATGCAGCCGCTCAGGCCCTCAACACGCGCGGCATGGTGGGCACGTTCTACATCGCGACAGGATGGATCGACGGCACGATCACCGGGCCGTCGTTCGGGGCGACTGACACGGTAGCAACCTGGACGCAGATTCAGCAGTGGAAGGCGTGGGGCCACGACATCCAGTCCCACACCGTCAACCACCTGGACCTCGAATCGCTCACACCCACGCAGGTCGCCGCCGAGTTCACGGGCAGCAAGGCGCGCATCGAGGCACAGGTCTCCGGGCAAACCGTCCGCCATCTCGCCTACCCCTACGGGTCTTGGGACGACGACGTAATGGCCGCCCTCTCTGGCGCGGGATGCGAAACGGCCCGCGTGGTGAAGATCGGATCGGACGGCCACGACGCCGGCCCAGGCCTCGGCACCTACGCCATCGCGACGACTCAGATGAACCGCATGGCCTTCCCGTCCGCGGGAGCCGACTTCGGGCCGCTCTTCCAGGTCAACTGTGGGCGCAAGGTAGTCGAGGACGAGGAGCTCGTCCCCGACTACGGATTCGAGGCGGGCGGCAAGGGATGGTCATTCGGGGCCGGGGGGTCTGTCGTGACGAGCGAGCACGCGACTGGAACGCGCGCCGCGCAGATTCTGCAACAGGCATCGACTGTCTCATCCAGCATCACCCGGATCATCCCCGTAGGCCCCTACGCGGCATTCTCGGGCAAGGTGAAGATCAAGACCGCGGGACTCCCCGCCGGTACACAGACGAAGATCCAGCTTCAGACAATCCGCGCTGACGGGTCGACGATCATCACGACTTCCGATGCTGTGGTGGTCACCGGCAACAACGGCGCATGGACCGAGTACACAATCAACTTTGTGGCAGACGCCGGGTGCGCCTACCTCAAGGTCTATCTGTGGTTGCAGGGCAACGCGTCACCGACTGGAGCCGCGTACTTCGACGACCTCAGCGTGAAGCGCCAGCTTCTGGCCTGAGCGATCACGTCCAACGCACGTCGGCGCGCAACTCCCGAGCGGGGTTGCCGCCGACGAGCGCGCCGGCAGGAACATCACGGGACACCACCGCCCCGGCCGCGATCACCGCGCCGTCACCGATGGTCACGCCCTTGAGGATGATCGCCTTTGCCCCGATCCACACATCGTCACCGATGCGAACGGGCGCGACGGGGCTCGTTCCGTCGAGGGCGTGATAGTCGGTGTCGGTGATGAGCACGTCCCACGAGACGGCGCAGCGCTCCCCGATCGTCACGGATGCCTTACAGGTAATCTCGGTGCGTCGGTTGATGTAGGTCCCCTCGCCGATGCTCACCGTTGCGCCGGGGGCATCCAGGTAGAAGCCGACGCCCTGATAGAGCCTGACCCACCGACCGAGGCGCACGCGGACGCCGCTATGCGGCGCGCTTACATGGACCGGGCCAAACAGCTCCACGCGATCACCCCCCGAGACGGGGTTGCGGGTGCGCCATGTTCGACCACGGATGAGACGGTTCAGACGGGGCATGTCCACCCGCCCGAGCGTAGCCACCTTTCGACCGCTCCACCTATCGAACGCAGATTGTTGCAGTCCTGAAACCCACCTAATCGGGAAGCAAGAAGCAAGCGGGTCGCATAACGCACCGATAGCTCAGGTTTCGTTGAATCCTGAGCGTGCAGATTCAAGCCGATCCCGATCCGCTTGAAACTCACAGAGCCCACGGCTCGAGCTGAGCGTGACCACTTCTCGAAGGCCCCCATCCCCAGTGGGGGCCTTCGTCGTTCCCGGGAAGGTTCACCGTGACGTCACAGCTTGAGGGTGTGATCACGATCCTTGCCCGCACGCTCATGGACCAGCACGGCCTCCAAGAGTGGCGGGTCGAGTGGTGTGACCGGCTCGACGGTGGCTTGTCGGGATGGTGCTGGATCGAACCGCGGGTGATCGTGCTTTCCCGGGAGCACCTGCTCGACACGGCCGCGCGGAACGTCCGCGAGTGCATCCTGCACGAGATCGCCCACGCGCTCGTCGGGACCGGCAACCACGACGCCGCCTGGTGGTCACAGCTGCTCGAGATCGGCGGCGACGGCATCTGGGTCATGAACAACGGCCGCGTCACCTACGCGCGCCCAGTCAATCTCGACTGAACCCCCACCGAAAGGGCAATCATCATGGGCTATCTGCGCCCCGTCAACGCTCCGATCAGCGACGACCGATCCGAACACCTCGCGCGGTCAACGCCGTCGGCTGAGCCCGGAACCGACTATGCGTGCGGGTACGGGACCCCGATCCTCGCCGCCGCGTCGGGCACGGTCGTGGACCGGCAAACCCACAACGGCAACGCGACAGGACGGTTCGTCACTATCGACCTCGACGACGGCCGGCGGGTGCGCTACCTGCACCTGGCATCCGTCGAAGTGAAGATCGGGGATCGTGTCTCCCGCGGCCAGCGGATCGCGGTCTCGGGCGCGTCGGCGAACGGCAACGACTGGGGGGTCGGCCCGCACGTGCACGTCACGCTGTGGCCGTCGCACGGTTACGTGTTCAACAACTCCCGGTCAAGGTCGTTCACAGGCACGCTCGACTTCGAACAGTTCGCCGACGGTGTGTCCGCTGACGGGGCCATGTCGACAAGCGAGGCGCAGGAGTTCCTCAAGTCGCTCGGCCTGTACGACGGGGCGATCGACGGCGACCCGGGCCCGAAGACGAAGGCGGGCACGAAGACGTTCCAGGAATGGGTGGGGCTGCTCGCCGATTCCATCTTCGGGCCGGACACGTCAGGGGTAGCGCGGGTCATCATCGCTGGCGAGAAGCAGGTCTCCCGGTCGACGCGGGAGATCCAGCAGTACCTCCAGCGTCGGGGACTGTTCCACAACTGGGCCGCCGACGACGACTGGGGGAACCAGTGCTCGTGCGGGACGTACCGGTTCCAGCGCGCCGAGGGCCTCACCACGGATGCGAAGTGGGGGCCGATATCGGACGGCCGCGCGTTCCCCACGGTGCCGTCCACGCCGACCGCCCCGCCGGCAACGCCGCAGCTCGACCCGGCTCAGCCGTGGAAGCACCGCACACCGGACTCGCCGCTGGCGACGTGGGTCGGTTCCCCGAACTACGGCTACCGGGAACCCGCACCAGTGAAGACGCACATCACGCTGCATTGGATGGATGGCACCCTTGCCGGCACGGACGCGCACTTCCAGAACCCCGGCACGATCAAGGACGGCCGCGGCACTGGAACGTCAACCCAGTACGGCATCGGGCAGACCGAGATCCACCAGTACGTCCCCGAGGGCGAGTACGCGCACGGCGACGGTGACGCCTACTCCAACGCGAACGGGATCTCGATCGAGCACGAAGGCGGCCCAGACCGGCCCATCACGGATGCCGTCTACGACCTGTCCGCGCGCCTGGTCGCTGACATCGCGGCCCGCCACCAGCTCGGCGAGCTCAAGGTCGGTGTGAACGTGTTCCCCCACAACCACTGGGTTGCGACCGAATGCCCCGGCACTCTCGATCTTGACCGGATCGTGACCGAAGCGAACCGGATCAACGGGCACGTCCCCGAGCCTGAGCCGGAGCAGCCCACACCGACCGACCCTGAACCGGATACCCCGGAGGAGGAGCCCATGCCCACCGAACAAGAACCCACGCCCGAGCCGGTCGTTCTCGTCCCGCTCACCCCGGAGCAGCTCGACGCCTTCCTGAGCAAGGCGAACGGCTCTGGGATCGAGAAGCCCGCCGAGCCCATGGTGCCCGACAACGTCGCGAAGCCGTTGTGGATCGCGTTCGGGCTCACCGTCGCGTCCGCCGGCCCGATCGCATCGGTGCTCGCGCTGACCGGTGTGCTCGACGTCACCGTCGCCGATCAGGCCGCGTCGATCGTCGTCGGCTGGGCAGGCTCGGTCGCGGCCTTCCTCGGCCTGTCCCGGTACGCGAAGACGAAGGCGTAACAGCCCAACCCCAGAGCCCCCGGCTCGGCCCCCTCACGCAGGGCGGTCGGGTCGGGGGCTCTCTTCGTCGTTCCTGGGAATCCGCCCGCGACGTCGCCGGGTGGGGTTATGCTCAGAGTCTCGTCGCAGAAGACGAGCGCCCCGGCCGCTGCGCCAACAGCAGACCGGGGCTGACGACATCCAGGATGAGTGGAGGTCGCTGTGAGCGACGATACCGCCCGTGAGGGCAACAGCACTATTACCCCCGCCGACAAGGAAGCCAGAGCGGCGTTCCTGAACCGGTACGCCGGCTACACCCGGGACCTGTACGCCGGGGATCTGCGTATCTACTTCCAGTGGTGCGCCGAACGCGGCATGTCGCCACTGTCCGCCCGCAGGCGAGATCTCGAAGCGTTCCTCGAGCATCTCACCGTCACCCGCCAGAACCGGACCTCATCGGCCCGCCGGCGGATGCACACCCTGCGCGGGTTCTACGCGCTCGCCGTCGATGACGAGGCGATCGAGCGCGACCCTACGCGGATGCTGCGGCTCCCGAAGCTCGAGCGCGACCCTGACCGGCTGGTGTGGCTCGACCGGTTCCAGGTCGGTGCGCTGCTCCGCGCAGCCGAAGCGGCCAGCCCCGCCCATCATGCGCTCGTCGCGCTGATGGCGATCGGCGGCCTTCGGGTCACCGCGGCGTGCATCGCTCGCCTGGAAGGGATAACGACTACCCATCACGGCGCACCGACGCTGCGGGTCAGGGAGAAGGGGTCACGGGTGCACACCGTAGACGTGCCACCGGTGCTGTCTGAGATCATCGAGACCGCCCGCGCCGGCCGCGCCGAGGGGCCGATCGTCACGCGACGGGACGGCACACCGCAGGACCGCAACGGGGCGTATGCGTGGGTCCGTGCGCTCGGCGTGAAAGCTGGCATCGGCCGGGTGAACCCGCACGCGCTGCGCCGCGCCGCGATCACGATGGTGTTCGACGGCGGCGGGACCATTCAGGATGCGCGCGAGTTCGCTGGGCACGCCGATATCCGCACCACGGAGCAGTACCATCCGACCCGCGGTGTCCGCGGAATCCCAGCCACCTACCTGACTGCGGCGGCGTTCACTACCGTCGCCTAGCCCGGTCAGCTTGTGGTGACGGTGCCGCACGTCCAGCACATGAACCCTCGCGGGTGATCGTGCAGCACCGTCCCACAGGTGCCGCAGGGTGGCTGTGCACCATAGTCCAGATCGTTCACGGCGTTCACTGTGCCATGGACACGGTCTCGCCTCATCTCATCTGTCCACAGGTTCGTCGGTTGTGAGCGCATGATGACCACGAGCAGGCCCGCGAATGCGACGGCCGCCATGGTGGCGATCGCGTACTCGGCCGTGGCGGCGCCGGTCTCGTCGAGGAACAGCTCGCGCGCTGCGCGCGAGGTCAGGCGGG